GGAGGTGGTGGTTATGATAGCGGTGACAACTCTGCTGGAGGCGGCGGAGGGGGTTATGGAGGCGGTGGCGGAGGAGGTAACTATAGACAAGGCGGGAACGGTGGACCTGGTGGATTATTTGATCCGGGCGGTGACGGCACTGCTGAGAACTATGCAGGTGGAGGAAGAGGAGCACGGTATCGTTATGGATTCTCAGGTACTAGCGGTATAGGTAGAGGTACAAATCGTGGTGGTGGAGGAGCAGCTGGCACTGGACCATTTTATACAGCAGTAGGACCAAATCCTGGAGATAGCGGTCTTGTTTACATTAACTACATAATACCGACTTAATATGGCACATTACGCAAGAATAGATGAAAATAATGTAGTGACTGATGTGATTGTAGCAAATGAAGATTACATCAATCAACTCCCAGATAAAGAAAGATGGTTAAAGACATCTAGAAATACGTATGGTAATGTTCACTACCACCCTGATACATGGGAGCCAGATGGTGGCGTACCCTTTCGAAAGAATTACGCTGGACAAGGATATACGTATGATCCATTGAGAGACGCATTTATTCCACCTAAGTATTTTGATTCATGGGTTCTTAATGAAGAGACTTGTTTGTGGGAAGCTCCTACTCCAATGCCAGAAAAAGAAGGTTTTTATTATCGCTGGGACGAAAGCAAAAAAGATTGGGCAGAATATCCCAATGAGCCTGATTCTAATCCGTAAATCATATAAATAAAGCCAGAATAACTCAATTTTGGATTTTTATCAATGGCTCAACTCGTTAACCTAGTTATCGATCAAGGTTCTGACTTTGTAGCCACGCTGGACGTTGAAGATTCTATTGGTAACCCATTGGATCTTACAAACTATAATGTTCGTGGTCAAATTAGAAAAACCTATCAATCTCTCACAGCCACAACAATAACTTGTGAGAAGACAACAAACCAAGGTGAAATAAAGATCACTGTTGGTAATGCGTTGACGTCAGGTCTTCGTGATGGTCGTTATGTGTACGATATCGAGATCGTGCATGCAACTTTAGGGACTGTCATTCGAGTAGTTGAAGGACAGGTCGTAGTAACTCCAAGAGCAACGAGACCAGCATAATGCCAACATATCAAAATCCAGTACAGACTACTTTAAAGTCTAGAATTAAATTAGAGACACCAGTAACAGTTCGAACATTCGCGCTGGGTATTACGTCTCTAAATTTACTTGATCTTAACGACATTGACGCCACAGAACTCGAAGATGGTGCTATGATGATATATGATGCTGATACTGCTAAATTTAAACTAACAAACATCGTAGATCATCCGCGATCAAAAGTAAAAATCATCGGAGGAAAGTACTAAGCCATGGCAACAATTATTAAAATTAAAAATTCCGGTACAAGCGGTTCACCAAGTACGCTTGCTACTGGTGAATTAGCGTATTCATACTTACAACAATTACCTATTGAAGGTGTTGTTTCTACAAACGGTGGTGATCGCTTATACATTGGTACTGGAACAGAAGTTGCTGGTGAAGCTACTGATATCGTACATATCGGTGGTAAGTACTACATGGATATGTTGGACCATGAAAATGGTATCTTATCCGCTAACTCAGCTATCCTTACAGATTCAGATAAAAAGATCAATGAATTATTCGTTGATAATATTAAAGTTGACGGTAATAAAGTTTCTATCACCGAAACTAACGGAAACTTATTCTTAGAAGCAAACGGTACTGGTGAAATTAGATTTGAGTCTGATGCTCGCGGTACAGACTTATTCATCGACACTATCGGTTCTTCTCGTGTTGGTGACGGTAATATCTTTGTTCAACCAGGTGGTACTGGCTATGTACAGATATCAAGCCAAAATGCTATTCGTGTTGCAGTAGGTAACACAGCATCGCGCGATGCTTCTCCTCTGCAGGTATGTTCCGTTTCAACAGTACATTAGGCCACTTCGAAGGTTATGATGGTACTGCATGGAACACAATCGGTGGTGCTAAATTCCAAGACATCGATGGTAACACATACGTTTCTGTAGAAAATACTCCTGGTGCTAATAATAACCAGATTCGCATGTTCACAGACGGTCTAGAGCGTACACGCGTAGACAATGATGGTTCAACAAAGTTCTCTGCAGATTTAACAGCAGCGACTCCAGTTGGTACAAGAATCTTTAATAACAGAATCGAGACTTTCGGTTCTGATATCCTTTTCCTTGACCCATCAACAGGTGCACAAAATACTGGTTCTGTTGTTATCGAAGGTAACTTAACAATTAAAGGTACTACAACAACAGTATCTGCAGCATCTTCACAATCTAACGATCCTACAATGATCTTAGGTTATCAGTCAGATGCAAACGGCGATGAAACTCTATTAACTGCACCAGATGGTTTAGATAAAGGTATTGAGTTTAGATGGCATAACGGTACTGCTGCTAAGTCAGGTTTCTTCGGTTATGATGCATCAGCAAATCGATTTACATTCATTGAAGATGCTACAAACACAGCAGATACATTCTCTGGTACACCATCAGATGTTCGCTTTGGTAATGCGTTACTAACAGAACTATCATTCTCAGTGTTCACTGCAAACTCAGTGCCTTGGGTTGATGTTAATGGTGATACATCATTCATTACAGGTGATGATGCAAGTGTATATAACGGCGGTGATACAACTGGCCAAGTTTTACAGATGAATGCATCTGGTTTACCAATTTTCAGCCACATTGATTGCGGCACATATTAATATTAAAAGGACTATATTATGGCAGAGCAAGTTGAAGCAAGTCAACAATTTGTTAATAAGTTTGTAGAAAGACAGCAAAGAGCTATAGCTGATTTGATGAATAAGGTCATCATGTTAGAGACTCAATTGGCAATCGCCACAGAAAGAGTCAAAGCTTTAGAAGCTGAAAAGAGTAAAGAAGAAAGTCAAGATGACTTTCAACAATCAGAGATTAAAGAGTAATGTCTAACGGAACTATTATAACGCTTAAGAAGAATACTACACATGATGTAGAACCTTCAGCAGCTTCTTTGTATCAAGCTGAACTAGCAATTAATACAGCCGATGCAAAGATCTTCACTAAGCGTGATGATGGTACAGTATTATCGCAATCTATTGGTACAGTACAAGCAAATTACTTTGATGCTACTACAACCACAGCAGATCAAGTGATTGATACATTTGATGCATCGCTTTATCGTTCTGCTAAATATGTTGTACAGTGTACACATGCAACAGGCGGTTATCAGACTATTGAGATCCTTTTAATGCATGATGGTACAGATGTGTTTATTACTCGTTATGGTTTAATGTTTACTGGTTCACAGCTTGCTACGTTTGATGCTGATAAGAGCGGAGATGATATAAGATTATTAGCAACTCCAGCAAATACTAATACGACGTTCAAGTTTACTAGAACAGTCGTTCAGGCATAAGGTATAAATATAGGCTATGGCAACCGTAAATAAACCACTAATAGTGCAAGATGACTTTGTCGTTGATAATGCACCTGGTAGACAGCTAGTCATTCCATTTGGTGGAGACGGCGATAGACCAGGAACAGCTGGGCTAGGAACAGCTAAAATCGGAACTATTCGATATAACGAAGACCGAAGCGTTGTTGAAGTTTATAATACAGATGAAGAATGGCAATCAGTAGCTCAAGCTGGTGACGCTGTTAACGCTGAAGGTGCAGAAGAGATCGCACTAGTTCAATCAATTATTTTTGGATAAAATATGGCATCAGTAAGTAATATTACAAATAAAGTTGTAAAAGATTTAGGTAAAACTGAAGTTACCTTAATTTCTACTGCTGCTAACCAAAAGGGAGCATGTGTTGGTTTAAGCTTAGCCAACCTAACACAACAAGTTGTAAAAGCATCAATATATGTTACTGATGCACTTGGTGTAAAAGGACATTATGTCAAAGACTTAGAGATAGCACCAAACAGCAGCGCTCGCGTAATCAATGGTGGTGAAAAGCTATTGCTTGCTCCATCAAATAGTGTTAGTGTAGTTTGTGATACGTATGACGCGTTAGACGTCGTATTCAGTTTAGTTGTTATTACATACACATAAGGGTAAGACATGACAACACCATACGTATTAGGAAAATCAGTAGAAAACTTCAAAAGTTCAGATGGCACATATTTGTTTGCCTTAAGACGCACTGAAGACGGAGATTTATATCTCCTAAAAGCTAAATTGAACGATCCAAACCAAGAATATGAGTTATTTGGTACAGCGATGCCTGTAGAATTTGCAGACTATGATATACCAGGTGATGATTGGTTCGATGGAAGAAACGAAGATCATACACTTCAGTTTACAAGAGAAGAAGTTAAATATGAACAGTGGAAGTGGGAAGATACACTAAGATCTTACTACATTGACTCAGATGGTAACTTTGTTTTAGTTACTGGCGAAGACGTATTGCTATCTCAAATTGATGACATACAAATCCCTGTTGGACATCAGCAATCATTTACTATAGTTGGTGAAAATTATAACATCAACTTATACAACCATCTGATTGAATTGGGATGGAATGGAGTTTCAGAAGTAAACGTAACTATCAACGGTGATATTGGTTCTACACATCCAAGCAAACCTGCACTATTGATAGATAAACAATTCATTAATGGATTGAATATCATTAATAATGGTAACATAATCGGTTGTAATGGTAACTTAGAATATAATCCTACTGCTAATCGCTATAATGGTGTAGCAATTATAGTTGAAACAGCAGTTGATTCGTTCGAGAATAATGGTCTACTCAAAGCCGGAGTATTTAATGGTGAATACGCAAACGTATTCAGGGGATACTCGTTCGTCGATACATTCGAAGGATCTGGTGGCACTTGGGTCGGATATGACGATTAATAGAAATTAACTGCAATATCAAAGGAAATAAGAAATGGCAGAGTTTAAACTAGGTAGACTTAAGTTCGTATGGAAAGGTCAGTGGACTGCTTCTGCTACGTATGTAAAAGATGACATCGTGCGCCATGGCGGAAAATCTTATGTCTGTGTACAAGGCCACGTTGCTGGAGCTACCTTGTATTCAGATTCTGCTAAATGGGAAGTCATGAACGATGGCTTCGAGTGGAAGAACGTATACACTAACGCAACATACTATAAAGTTAATGACATCGTTGCATATGGCGGTTCTACATACATCTGTACAACTGCACACACAGCAACTTCTATACTAAATCCAAGTTATTGGAATATATTCGCTAAAGGTGTTGAAGTAGAAGAGTCTTGGGATTCAGCAGTTGAATATCAAATCGGTGACGTAGTTTCATATGGTGGTTACACATACTATGCATTAGAGGCAAACTCTGACGTTGTTCCTACATCAGACGTTGATGTGTGGAGACCATTCGTTGAAGGTTTAAATAACCGCGGTGCATGGCAGCCTTCTGGTTCTGGTATTTTACCATATAAGACTGGCGACTTAGTTCGTTGGGGCGGCAACCAGTACTTGTGTACTGCTGATGCCACTACAGAGACACCATATGATACAGATCACTGGGAACTATTTAGTACAGGTTTTGCTTGGACAGGTAATTGGACAAGCGGAACATATTACAAATTAAATGAATTAGCTAAGCAAAATACTAGCACATACATTTGTGTACAAGCACATACAGCTTCTTCATTAAATCAACCTAGCGCTGACTTAGCTGAAGAATATTGGGAGCCGTTTGCTGACGGTTCAGCTTCTGCTATTGTTACTACGCAAGGCGACTTGGTCTATCGTGATGCATCAGGCGCACAGCGTTTACCAATCGGTGCATTAGGTCCAGTTCATACAGATCATGAAGGTACATCAGTTCAAGTACAACCAATATTAGTTGTTAATGCTGATGGTACAGAGCCTGAATGGTCAACATCTTCACACGCTGGTGTAGAATCTATTCACGTAGATAATCACGTTTTAGTTGGTCAAGACACTGGACAAGAATCATCCGCAATATTTATCGGTGAAAATGCACAACTATACCTACAAGATGATTATCAATTCTCAGGCTATACAGGTCTAACTGACGTTAGATTCTTAGCTGTTAAAGACATCGATGGTTTCGGTCAGATCGCATTTAAGAACACAAATGACGGAGCTGCTGCATCAACAGACATCATCTTGTATGCAGATAACGGTGACAACAATTCAGGTTGGGTTGATATGGGTATCACATCTTCAGGATTTGATGCTTCTTCAGGATATGGTATCACTGACGCAAATGATGGTTACATCTTCATGTCAGCCCCAGCTGGTGCAACTGGTCCAGGTAACTTAGTTATTGCAACGAATGACACCGGTACAGAGAACGACATCGTATTCTGTACCGGTGGTTTCGACATTACGACCAACGTAGATGCTGAGAAGATGCGTATCGTCGGTGAAGCGCGCATGGGTGCGATGTTCACAGGTTCTATTTCAGGTACAACACTAACAGTTACTGCAGTTTCATCTGGTACAATCTTATTTGACGGTGAACACACAATCAATGCTGCTGGTATCATTGCTGGTACAGTAATCATAGCTCAATTGACTGGTACTGCAGGTTCAACTGGTACATATACAGTTAATAAACAACAGACGTTAGCAAGTACTTCGTTTACACAAGACTTAGCTCCTGCTGGTCTTGAAATCTCTATTGATACTGCTGCTACAAACCCATACACAGGCGCTTTAAGAGTTAAAGGCGGTGTTGGTATTCAAGGTGACTTAGACCTTGAAGGTACAATCGAAGCTTACGGTGGTGCGATCTACCAGGGTACAGACGGTGCTATTACTGCTCGTATGTTAACTATCGATGACTCAGTTTCAGCAGGTTATGTTGGCCTAACTGATGCTTCAGGTGTATTCACTGGTCACGCAAACTCATTCGTTCAGTTCGCTCTTAAGAACTTCAGTAATGGTACAGAAGCTTCTACAGACATGATCATGTACACATCCAACGGTGACAATGATTCAGGTTGGATTGATATGGGTATTACATCTGAAAACTACAATGACCCAGAATTCACAATTACTGGCGCTTCAACTGGTTACATTTTCATGTCAGCACCAGTTGGAACATCAAATAGCGGTAACTTATTGATTGGTACTAGTGAAAATGGTGCACAAAACGACATCATTATCTTCTCAAATGGATTTGACGCTGGTAATGAAAGATTGCGTATCATTGGCGAAAGTCGCCCAGGTAAAGCAGCTGGTGTTGAAGTCTTAGCAAATACAGAATCAACATCTACTACAACTGGTGCTCTTCGTGTTAGCGGAGGTATGGGTCTATTAGGTAACTTAAACGTTGGTGGTAACGTTGCGATTACTGGTACGATCTCTATCGGTGGTTCTGGTTCATCTCTAGAAACAACAACACTTGCTGTTTCTGACCCAATGATTCGTATGGGTGCAGGTAACCCAAGTGACTTGATCGACTTAGGTTTCTATGGTACATTTAGTTCTATTTCAACATTACTAAATGGCGCGATCACAAATTCTGCAACAACAATTACTGTTGATGATACTACTGCGTTCCCAGCATCTGGTAATTTGGTAATTGGTTCAGAAGAAGTTACTTATACAGGTAAGACTGCAACTGAATTCACTGGTGTAACTCGTGGTGCTAACGGTACTACAGCGTCTTCGCACTCAGATAATTCTCCAGTATTCGTACCAACATACAGCGGTTTAGTAAGAGATGCAAGCGATGGCGCATTTAAGCTATTTACAAACTTAGGTGGCTTGGCTCCAACAGCTACAGTTAATATTGGTTCAGCAATATTTGCACCATTAAGTGTAGGTGCTATTACATCAACTGGTAACTTCACAACTTCTGGTGACTTAGCAGTCAACGGCGGCGATATTACTACTACATCTACTGGTACAGCAACTGTATTCAATACAAATGCAACCACTTTAAATATCGGTGGTGCAGCAACTACAATCAGTATTGGTGCATCTTCTGGTACAACAACAGTTAATAACAACTTATCTGTTGGCGGTGTGACAACTGTTGAATCGATCCTTGAAGTCATGGATCCAAAAGCATCTGCTACTGGTACAGTAACACATGACTTTAATGCATCGAGCGTGTTCTATCACACAGGTATCTCTACAAACTTTACAGCAAACTTCACTAACGTACCAACTACTGTTAACAGAATTAGTACGATTACGCTAGTGTTAGCACAGGGTGGTACTGCATACTTACCAACTGCTGTACAGATTGACAGTTCAGCACAAACGATTAGATGGGCAGGTAACACTCAGCCTACACCACAAGCAAACAAAACAGACGTCGTGGTCTTCACATTGATCCGCACTGCTGCTGGTGCTTGGGTAGTGTTAGGTCAGATGTCTTCTTACGGTTAATAGGTAGTAAAAGATGGCATTTTACGGGTCTACAGGTGGAAGTAATAGAAATACCGGGAGGGGTGCATTCCATCCCGGTGTTGGTCCAGTTGACGTCAACTATCCAGTGTCTGTTAGTACAGGCACTGAACTTATGTCTCCAGTTAATGGGTTAGATTTAAGGATCACAACTGGTCAAAGTCCATGGGCTGTATATCAAAATCTACCAGCATACTTAACTGGACCTGGTAAAGTCACTTCTACTGTCATTAATGAGACTGATAGCGGTACATTTACTGTAACTCAACCTTGTAGAGTTTACTTGATAAGAAGCGCTGCATGGAATGCAGTAGATACGAGCGCTTATACCGCTGGTGACACTGGATTAAGTTTAATATCAGGTTATGGTGCAGAATTTACAGTTTTTTATAGAGATGTTAGCCCAGGTACATATCCATATGATAACAACTCTGCGATGTATATTTGGTCATTTGATAATCCAGTTTCAGAGTTAAGCGGTACTCTTGGTACTACAGTAGTAAATGGTACTGGTGATACGATAGCAAATACAAGTTCAACGCGTATTTCAGGACAGCGTGGTACGATCGACCCATTTCACAATGGCCCTATCACATATTCAATCTCATCTGGTTCACTACCTCCAGGTTTTACGTTAAATGCAACTACTGGTCAAATAACTGGTACATATACTGCATCAGGAGTTAATACAGATGGTCAAGTATACACATTCACTGTGCGTGCTACTGATAACTCTCCAGGCGCAAAGGGATTCACTGATCGTACATATACTGTGACGTTATCAGTACCATGGTTATATAGACAAATCATCACAACATTATACATGGCTGGTGGCTATCAAAACTCATCTGCGTGGTCTAACGTTAATAGATTCCCTCGTTCTACGGAGACTTGTACTAACTTAGGTAACGGCAACATTGACAACTATAACTACAAATCTGGTATGTGTAGTGATAACGCTGGATATGTTTTCGGTGCTGGCGGTGGTCATGCTGTAGACTTAAATACGACATCCAAATTTAACATGCGTACTGAATCTAAGGCTACAAACCCCGGTGGTCCTGGATATAACGCCTCAGATACAGCTACGGCTTTTGCACCAGATCGCAATAGATCATACACTACTGGTGACGGCGTAAGTAATATGTTTAGATTCACTGCATCCACTGAAGCGTTTGCAACTCTTGGAGGTGGTCAAGGTGGCCATGCTTGTCAAGTATCTGGTGAAAATAAAGGAATTTATTGGGGAGACGCTAATAGATCTATTAACTTCTCGACTGAAGCACAAGCTACTATCTCTATGGCTGGCGGTGCACATGGTCAGCAAAAAGGTTTATCAGCTAAGACCGGCTTTGGTTACGGTGGTAATGAAGGTACATACAACGGTGGATATAACCATCGCAAAATAAATATCGCCAATGAAACATACGGCACGATAACAAAAATGTTATCAGACTCGGGTGAAGAAAACTATGGCATGTCACAAGATCGTGGATATTGCTTAGGAATGTATAACGGAGCACAAAACAATATATGCGGCCGAATAATATATTCAAGTGATGCAGTTGCAACGTTAGGTACATCGGTACAAGGTAACGGTGGAGCTTCATCTGGCCACTGCTTCTGGAGAGATTAATAAATGGCATTCTTTGGTACTAAAGGCGGAAATAACAGAAATAGCGGTAGAGGTGGTTTCCATCCAGGCGCTATCAATGATACTGCTTCATCTGCTCCAGCTGGTTCGTTAGGTACTGCAACTGTAAGTGGTAGCGGTGTTGATATTGCTAATACAACCTCAAACAACATTTCAGGTCAAAGACAAGTATTTGACCCATGGCATAATGGTATTACTTACTCACTAGTATCTGGTTCTCTTCCTCCAGGTTTTACACTGAACTCAAGCACTGGTCAAATCACTGGAACATATTCAGCGTCAGGTATAAACACAGACGGTCAAGTGTATAACTTTACTATTCGTGCTTCAGACAATTCACCAGGCGCTAAGACTACTTCCGATAGATCATATAGCGTTACGTTATCAGTACCATGGCTATATCGCCAAATCATCACGACATTGTATATGGCTGGTGGTTATAAAGATAGTACACTATGGTCTAACGTTAATAGATTCCCTCGTTCTACTGAGACTTGTACTAACTTAGGTGATGGAAATATTGATAACTACCATTACAAATCTGGTATGTGTGACGATAATAGAGGTCACGTTTGGAATGGCAACAGCACAACTACATTCAATATGCGTACAGAAGTTAAAGTGAATGGTGTAGGTGCTCCGGGTTATTCTTGTGCAAACACTGGTACAGTGTTTGCACCTGATCGTAATAGATCATTTACAACAGGTGAAGGTGTAAGCAACACATTTAGATTTACTGCTAGCACAAACTCATTTGCAACATTGGGTGGCGGTAACGGTGGACATGCTTCTGGCATTTCTGGAGAAAATAAAGGTATTTGGTGGGCTGGTCAAGGAACCAGCTATACTGCGAAGATTGATTTTTCTACAGAAGCACAAGCGACTGGTATCGTAGCTGCAGGTGCTCACGGTCAACAAAAGGGCATGCCTGCTAAAACTGGTTTTGGTTATGGCGGCAACGAAGGATCATACGCCGGCGGATATAACTATAGAAAGACTAATATTACGACTGAGTCTTATAGTACAATCTCAAAGATGTGGGCTAACTGCGGCGAAGAAAACCATGGCATGTCACAAGACCGTGGATATATGCTAGGGCAATATGACGATAGCATTGGACAAAACAATAGATGCGGTAGACTAATATATGCTACTGATGCTGGTGCTCAATTAAGTACAGAAGTACAAGGACACGCTGGAGCTTCCTCAGGACATTGTTTCTGGAGAAACTAATAAATAATTTTAACTAAATCATATTTTTGTTAAAGGGTAAAAAATGACTGATGTTGTAGAATACGGCAAGTATAAGTATGAGAATTTCTTTCCAAAAAAGAAAATCTCTACTGACGTTTCTCTAATTCCTAAAAAATCTCAAGAACTCATTGAATTTTCTTATAATAACTATTGGAGTACTCCAAAGTTTAAGCTTAAGTGGTTCGTGGGTCAAGCAGAATATACTCCATTCCACATCATAAGGCAATACTTGCTCGAGTTAAGGGCTCGCGAAGATACCTTAGAAGCTCAAGAATATGAGTTGAAAAAGGTAGAGATTGAATTAAAGATGGCTGAACGTGATAGAGATGCTGAAACAGATCCACTTAGAAAAGAGTTGCTTGACCTTGAAGTCAAGAGAAAAACTAATGGTGTTCAATCAACTAGAACTCGTGTAAAAGATCTTTATATTGAACGCCAATTTTTCTTAGAACTAGTTGAAGAGTTCTTGGCAAGTCCACATGGAAAAACGCCGGATGGTAGACCACTGACAGCAATATTAGGTACAGAGGAAGAAGAACTGTATGAGAAAGAATACTGGACTGTACGATTAGCTAGACAAGCAGCGATGGATCTTTGTGCATATGGTAGAATTGGTTCAGGTAACTTAGACGCTATCATGCAGTTAGAACCAAAGCAACGTGAAGAAGCATTATCGCTAGCGCACACTGTCAATTTAGCTGTAGAACAACAGCAGGTTACGATACGTCAAGAAGCTGCTAAAGCATTGCAACTTACTAATGATGGAAAAATGCAATATATTGGTTCGCTAGATCCTCAACTTATTAATGCTGCAATTAATGCTGACTTAGAACTAATCAAGGCTGCAAGCGCTAAACTTAATTTAGATACGCATGAGGAAAAGAATCTTCCTAGTGCAACTTTACCAAAAGAATTCAATGAAATATATAACGTTTGAGAAAAACGAATATCATCTTAAGCTGTTTAAAGATGTTAAACATAAAATCATATCGAGCTTTTGGATATATGAAACATATCAAGTAGAGTGTGAGATATCTGAACTTCCTCAAGAAATACAAGCTAATGCTATTGAAATTCCTGAGGAAGTTGCTCGAGCTTCATGGTTCTCACATATCGATCTAAACCAACGAAGAACTATCAACATTAAGGTTGAACAAGGTCCTTTTGAATGGTTAAAAGATTCCTTTAAAATTCCAAAAAATAGAGTATTACTTCCAAGAGATAAATTTACTTATCATATTACTGATGAGGACGAATTAAACTCTGTGAAATACATAAAAGCAATATTATTGCATTATGTTGAAAAAGATTTTAATTCTTTAACAGAAAAGAATAAATTACGATACACTAAAAAGGTGCAATCTATAAAGGAATCTATAGAAGCATGCAAGACTAATTATGATTGTCATGTAATTATGCATAATCATTTTGGCTATGCGTTTATAAAAGTGGATCCAGAGACTAAACATGGAATAACTGAAGAAGGTGAAAAGTGGGATATCACTAAACCAGTAAAACAGAGAAAAACCCTTGGTCCTATAACTGAAGAATCATTAGATTCTGGACCTACTATAGATACTATAGATCCCAGTGTATTTCAACTTAAGTGGGAAGTCAGTGAGCCAGTAAAAATAGAGTTGTAACATATTATTTTATAGGATGAGAGTAGTGACTCCGAGAAAAATTTTTAGTATTCCTATCAATCCTAAACTTTCGCAAGAACAGTTTACGGCATTTTATCATTGGTTGTCAGAATATAAAGACTGGATAGCCGATGTATACTTCACATCTAGAATAAGCCCGTTCAATCAAGATGCAATGGGTGACGTCATCATGTTCAATCAAGACAGAGTTAATCTTATAGAAACTGCATTGAACATTCAAAAATACTTGGGAATTAAGGCTTCTGCCACATTCAACAATATCCAAGTTCCTCCAACCCAAACTAATTTAGATACTTTCATCGTTAACTTTAAACCGTTATATGATGCAGGTATTCGTGTTGCGACGATTCCTCACACACATTGGATGGCAACTGGACAAATTAAAGCTGCATTCCCTGAATTATTTGTTAAGAATACTATCCTTCGTAATGTTAGAAGACCTGCTGAAGTAGTAGCATTAGCTAAAGAAGGATTTGACTACATAAACTTAGATCGTGATCTAATGCGTGACAGAGATGCATTAATCAGATTACAAGATGCTAAGAAGTGGATTAAAGTAAACTTAGGTAAAGATATTCAGTATAGTCTATTGGCTAATGAAGGTTGTTTAGGCGAGTGTCATATGATGGATGAACACTTCGAATATAATAATTCTAGGACAGACAAAGAACCATCATACTTTAATTCTCCTATCAGTAGAATTAGTTGTCCAAAGTGGGAAATCGAAGATCCTGCAACATACCTAAAAACGGCAAATTTTTCTCCGTGGAAAGAAGATTGGGACGAATATTTCAATTTAGGTATTGATGTATTTAAGATGCATGGAAGAGAAAGCATTAATCGCTTAGGCGAGACCATGCGTAAGATTGAACGATATGTTGCAGGACAAGAAATACTTGACGACAACTTCGAAGACTTCTTAGAGAAGGCACAACTTACTGGAAAACCAATTAAAATCTGGCGTGATAAGATTAAGAATTGTAAATTCGATTGTTGGGAATGTCAGTACTGTGATAAGATCGAAGAGAAAAAGGATGAGTACGACTATACATCTTTAACTAAACATGTAGTTGATTGTATAGCTAAGAGTGGAATTCCAAAGGTTAATATCAACATTAGCGGTTTAACTAGTTCTAGAGTACAAACTCTTTTAAATTCACTTGCTAAAAATTGTGGTGCTTACTTAGAAGTCGGCAGTTATTTGGGTGCTACAGCAGCTGCTGTAATGTATAATAACCCAATAAAGGCATATCTAATAGACAAGTGGGAAGAACAGATTCAACCTGCTAGAGAAGACATGACAACAGAAGCAAATGATTATGATAAGTTTATTGCAAACTTATCTCCATATGTTGGAAAATCTGATGTAAAAGTATTTAGAGAAGATATGTTAAATGTAAATTTACAAGATATCGATTCTAAGATTGACATGTTCATGTACGATGGCCCTCATGATGCTAAATCTACTGCAGATGCTATTAAATATTATTGGCCAGTTTTAGCTAATGAAGCTATCTTAATATTTGATGACGCTAATTGGGAACCAGTTGTTCAAGGCGCAAGAGATGGCTTGAATGAATTGGATGCTAAAGTGATTTATGAAAAAATGATACTAAACTCTGAAGAAAATCCTAGAGAGTGGTGGAATGGTTTATATATTTTGGTAATTAAAAAATGATTAAGAAAATAAAGAACATTACAATTTTTGGCGGTGGTACAAGCGGATGGTTGACCGCTGCTTATATGTCAAAAAATATTAATTTTCCATGTAATATAACACTAATCGAAAGTAAAGCATTAGGACCAATCGGTGTTGGTGAGGGAACTCAACCATTTACTTCTAGATTTTTACATGATGCAGGTTTAGAGCCAAAACAGTGGATGAAGCCATCGCAGGCTGCATTTAAGTATGGCGTTTTACTGAGTGGCTGGAATAAAGATCCATATTTTGTTGATAATGATTTCGTTGAAAATCATATTATGGGTCCAAATCTATACGCGCACGACTATTTTATCGATAAGCCAAAAAATGAATGGCGAGACTGGTTACCAGCGTATAGATTAGCGATGGCAAACAAAAGCCCTAAATTGGATGGTTATGATCATGCTATGTCATTGCGCGATTATAAAGATTGGGGAGCAGTACATTTTTCGGCGTTTGATATATTAGACACCATCAGTGATTTGATTAAAGATAGAATCACATATTATGATACTAAGATTACTGAAATAAAGAGTAATGTCGACGGCATTGAGTACCTATTAGATGAACAAGGCAGAAAACATACTGCTGATCTCTTTATTGATTGTACAGGCTTTGAGGCTAAATTAATCAATAAGGAATTAAAAGTTCCATTTATGGATATCTCTAATATATTGCCGTGTGATAGCGCTGTAGCTATGCCAACACAATATAAAGATCCGCATAATGAATGTCATCCATATACCAAAGCTACTACTATGACAGCTGGTTGGAGATGGACTATTCCAACATTTAAGCAGATTGGAAATGGTTATGTGTATTCTTCAAAGCATATATCGCCAGAAGATGCTGAGAAAGAATTGAGAGACACTATTGGTGAATATGATGCTAAAGCACGCCACCTTAAGATGAGATGTGGTGCATCTGAAAAGGTTGCATATAAGAATGTTATTGCTGTTGGTTTATCTGCGGGGTTTGTAGAACCATTAGAAGCTACTGGAATTACATTTACCACTAAGATTGTTGAAGCACTGACTAATGGTTTAAACCATCATAGCGGAATTTGGAATGATAACTTAATGAATGCATTTAATGCTTCATATATTAATATGGTTGTAGAGATTATTGCTTTTGTATGGGCACACTATCATTATAGCGATAGGGATGATACGCCGTTTTGGAAAGAGATTAGATCACAAAAGATCGAAGATGCTCCATCATATATCCAACAAATCTTTAGTCAATTCTATCCAAACTTGCATAGACGCTTTTATTTAGATGATAAAACATCTGGTTTCCATACTGGTCATTGGTTTAGTATGTTACACGCAAACGGTGTATATGATGATGCACAAACACACGTATTGTCGCCTGAAGAAACTAAGTATGCTGAATACTATATTAAGACAAAAACTGCCGAGATAGATAATGCTATAGAATATTTCCCAAATCATTATGAGTTTTTGAAGGATTGGTATGAGAGAACCACACACGCTGTTTAGGGCTGACTTATTCAGTTATGCTAACGTAGGTACACCAGAACAAAGGCAAGAACTGATTGACCGTTTATTGGATTTAAAAGCTTCTGGAAAAAAGGATATAAATTCTCTTACAAATAATGAAGGATGCTGGAGATATTCATATCCAATCACTGATTGTGAGTGGTTAAATAATGCGGTGTCTCACATTACGCATGAAGCATTCGAATATTATGCTAATCAACCTGGAAGTAGAATAAAACTACCCACTGAAGAATCACCTATACAGGTTGGTAGTTGGTGTAATATAAACGAAAAATATGCAAGGAATGTATATCATTCACATAAAAAATCTATCTTCTCTTGTGTATATTACTTACAAGCCACTGATACTGGACGTTTAATCTTGACGAATCCTGCAAATATATTAAATGATTGCAGCGATTTTTCTCCTTACACTAGAGATTTCTTTTTTCTGCCTAAAGATGGTGACTTAGTGCTATGGCCTTCTTGGGTACCGCATGAGGTTGAACCAAACATGTCTGATAGACAGCGGATTAATATAGTATTTGACATTGATATCCCATATGTTTACAAGCCAGAGTGAAGATCTTTTCGCAGTCAATATATTTCATGGTACTGTAGATCTAAATGAAAAAATAGTAAGTGATTTCAATAAGTGGATTGAAATACAAAAACTGTTAGAAGATGATGTTAGTGTCTATAGTACGACCATGAATGGGTGGCAATATGCATTTAAATCTGACGATAGTCAACCAGAATGGCATAAACACATCGTGTCACAGTTTGATGCGTACTATCATACAAAAGATAAGAGTAGCTGGGTAGTCGACTATGATGTTGGGGGATATCAAGATCCTCATATTCATAGGAGTAGTAGCGGCACAATGATTATAAACATAGTTGGAAGCGGTGATCTATTGTTATACGACACTCGTCCAACTGCAGGTTTTGAAGTTAAGACATTAAACCCTGGAGATTGGATATATATTCCAGGTTGGTTAATGCATTCAAGCAGGCCATGTAAAGTGAAGCGAAGTATATTGGTGATTGATTATAAATGAAGATTGAATTTTTCTCTAGCATTCATGGAGTAGCAGAGTCTACTCCAATTTTACATGCCAAAGATGTACAACACGGATGGTTTTCTGAATGTAGAGATGACTATGTTAAAAGATTAAATGCAGCCAACGGTGGTACATTTGCGCACGCATATCGTTGTCCAGGAATATTCGACTTATTTAAGAATGGTTTCTTCATACCGGCGTGGTGTGATATAATGATAGAAACCAATGGTGATCCAAACTATTATAAGTGGACTATTCCAAACGTCACTATGGTAGAGTTAATGAATGAGACAGAACTTGCACCTATTGTACAAGATCATTCATTTGATGGAGTTGCTAGAAATATACCAGTTCCACCAAACACACTAAGATCTATCGTCAAGATTAATACTCCATGGCATATCGTTGCTCCAAAGGGCATCAAATTTATAATGCTTCCTATACCGTATTCTGATGATTTTACATTCACTCAGAGTACAGGAATATTAGATCCTTCACTATCTGATGCAATTAATTTGCAATTATATTGGCACAAATTGAACGGATCATATACGATTAAAGCTGGTATGCCTCTAGCATATATGATACCACTAACTGAAAAGAAATACGACTTCATTTGCAGAGATAAAAATGCTTATGATGAATTATGGCTAAAGAAAAAGAAGTTCCTTTCAAACTTTACATTTACTCTCAAGAGAAACCAAATAAAACAAAGTTACGAAAAACATAATGAGAAGAAGTGTCCATTTAGGAGTTTATTTAAATGACATTGTTGCATACAGTAGTAGCTTGTAGTATAACATTCGTTTTATTGTTTATAGTCTACAGACATGTAGGTTTTAAGGCAATAAAAGAATGCTACTGTATGTGGTTTACCAGAAAATACTGGACGGACTATAATATAGTAGAAGCCCTATCATGGGGCGCAAAGGCGATCATTATCGTCCCAGGTCTAATATTTGGAATACAACTTTGGTGGTTATATTTCTTAACGCTTCTGACAAGTCTAACCTTGATTTGGGCAAGTAATAAGAAACTATTACCAACACTGGTGGCTTTCAACACCCTTTGGACGTGGATTAGCGTGATGGTCATTATTAAAAACGTAATTTAGAGGTAATTATGGACTTTGTTCTAAATGTTCTTTTAAAGAACATCAACTATCTCTGGATGGTATTCTTTATTATGATCTCTGCAGGACTAGCAAAACAGTACCAACTTTTTGCCCCTGCTTATGCATATATTAAGAATACATTCAGAAGCAACAAGTTCGTAGTCGTCCTCCTAAGTGCTATCGGCGGCATCCTTCCAATTGAAGGGCGTGTCGTGGTTAGTGCTGGTCTTTTAGATACTGTGGCTCCGAAGGATGGACCCGGTAGACAAAAGATGGGAATCGTCGACTACTTAGCAACACACCACTATTACTTGTGGTCTCCACTTGAAAAGACTGTTATTATCCCAATCGCTGCATTTGGTTTAACGTATGCTGCGTGGATGGGTATGATAGCTCCTTTGTTAATCACAAGTTTAGTGTTCATCTACTGGTATATTTGGAGACAAGTTAAAGATGAAGAGATAGCAATCACTCCTGGGAACTTTAAGATTTCTGCTGTTGCACGGGGTGTGGTGCCAATGTTTGCTGCTATCGCAGCTTATATTGCAGGTGTTAACTTCATCTTATGCTTTGGTTTCTTAACACTATACTATATGTTTATCACACAGCAATGGGATATTAAGAAACTCCTTGGCTATGTCAACTGGAATGTGCTTATTGTAGTAGCTGTTGCTATCATGGCAGGTAACTACTTCAAGTCTGAACAAGCATTCTTTGAAGGCATGATTAAAGGCAGTATGCTAGATCCTACACTGTTTACAGGCATGTTGTTAATTAGTACGCTTGGATTTATAGCTTCATTCTTTATGGGATCTAGCGGTAAGTTCGTGGCTATTGCGGTATTAATGTCGCAGCTGTTTGGACCACAATATTTCTTATGGTTCTTTGCGCTAGACTATGCTGGTTACCTATTGTCACCAACACATAAATGCGTGATGGTAGGAAACACCTATTTTGGCACTCCGCTAAAGACATACTATACAGCTCTTGGGGCTTGGTCTATATTATTAGTTACAGTAGCTGGAATATTCACATTTATGATTTAAAATAAGGCCTCTTCGGAGGCCTTATTAGTATGCAGAAAAATATAAATAGATCTATACAACTTGGAGCTATTCATGACTGAACTTATTACATCACTTCGTACAACGCTTGCATCTAACTTTACGTTATTTTTAAAGACACAAATGTTTCATTGGAACGTGGAAGGCCCTCACTTCAACGAATATCATGCATTTTGGGCAGGAGTTTATGAAGATCTATATGAGCAAAATGATACACTGGCAGAATTTATAAGACAGCTGGGCGAGTACTCTCCAGGATCACTGGATGTTTATAAGCAAGAATCTAAGGTGAATAATGAAGATGATTTTCCATCAGCTGAACAAATGTTTTCACGTTTTTTAAGCAACAATGATACCATGATTACGCTCTATAATCAACTATACGATGCCGCAGAAAAAGCACAAGAATATCAAATTTCAGACTTTTGCGCAGCAAGATTGGCTGCACATAAGAAGCACGCTTGGATGGCACGTTCCATTCTAAAATAAAAAGGCATAAACATGGCAACTCCAACAAATAGAGCAGAATTAAAAGAATATTGTCTACGCGCATTGGGTCAGCCTGTGCTTGAAGTAAACGTTGATGATGATCAATTAGATGACCGCATCGATGAAGCATTACAAAAATATTATGATTATCATTATGATGGACAAAGACGCGTATACTTGCCAGTACAAGTAACAGAGATCGATATAGCAAATGGATATGTTACACTCACTGATGATGTTATATCCGTACAACGCATACTACCATTGACTCATTCTTGGTCAGCTATCAATATGTTTAATATGAAGTATCAGATGTACTTAAACGACTTCTATGCTTTATATAGAGCAGACTCTATGCAATATTATGTAGAGATGCAACAATACTTAACAACGCTAGACTCATTATTAAACGGTGTACAAACTATTCAATATCAAAGACATGGCAATAGATTATACGTAGAGACTAAGTGGAGCGAAAAGATTCAAGCTGGCATGTATATGATGGTTGAGTGCTATGTAAAGATCGATAATACAGAAGTATGGAATGACTTTTGGTTAAAGAGATATGCAACTGCTTTAATTCAGTTCCAATGGGGTTCGAACCTAGCTAAGTTCGACGGTATGCAATTGCCTGGTGGTGTTACTATTAATGCTCGTCAATATATTGATGATGCTGAGAATGATATTCGTTTATTAGAAGAAGAATTGAGAAATACACACGAGTTGCCAGCAGACTTCTTCGTAGGATAATAAATGCCAACCAATGTATACTTTAATCCGGGTGTTATAGGAGAACAGAGACTCTATGAAGATATGATCGAAGAGTCTTTGAGAGTTTATGGCCAAGACATCTATTACATACCTAGAACTCTAAGAAACCTAGATAAGGTATTAAACGACGCTACAGCTAACGAATTTAACCAAGCATATTTAATTGAGATGTATATCGATGAAGGTGGTTATGCTGGTGAAGGCACAATCATGTCTAAGTTTGGTCTTGAGATTCGAGACCAAGCAACATTCGTAGTATCGCGTCGTCGTTGGGAAAACTTTATTGGACGAGAAAACAATACGATGATCGGTGGTCGTCCAAATGAAGGCGACTTGTTATATGTTCCGCTATCTGGTACATTCTTTGAAATTAAGTTCGTAGAACACGAAGCAGCCTTCTATCAGTTGGCTAACATCTTCGTTTATGAATTACATTGCGAAACTTGGGAATACAGCGGTGAGAAGTTCAACACTGGTTATGACATTATTGATGGTATTGAAAATACATACGCACCTTCTCAACGCCTGATTTTAGGTGCTAACAATGGAATCAACTTTGCTTCATATGGAGAGCAAGTACAACAGTTCGTTGGATATGATACCGATAATCAACCTATATTTGTATACGGTGATTTAGCAAGCGTAGAGTTTGCAAGCGGTGTTGCAGCTACAATAACTGTAAATCAAATTCGTTCTTCTGATAATAAGCCAAGATACTTTCAAGCATCGGGCATAGGTGAAGCTGCACAAGAACGCAGATTGATAGGCATGAAATCTGGAGCTTCGTATATTATTACTGAAGCTGTAAATTCGATTGATATACCAAGCGATCCGAATGCACAGAACATTGACTTTGAAGAATTTGGTGATGAGATATTGGACTTTTCTGAATCTAATCCATTCGGTGAACCAGGAGAACAGTATCTACAAGATACATTAACAGATTATGAGCCTTCAGCTATCAGGCTTGATAACACTAAACTAAGATTCGATGAGAACACTGCAACATGGGATGCAGTCTAATTACTAGGAACTAATATGGCAAAACAGATTCTAAACGCAGGCGTAACTAACAACGATAAATCGGGTGATACACTTCGTGCAGGTGCGCTTAAAATAAAAGCAAACTTCGATGAAATATATGGAGCATTAGCGACTGATGGATTAAATATTTCTGGAGGTAACTTACTGAAGACTGGTAGTTATGCAGATCTTCGCAATAAACCAAACTTTGCTACTATTGCAACTACAGGCAGTTTTGATGATTTATTAGATAAACCATCTCTAGTTACTAGTACTGCTACACCAGAAACATTAATTGGTTTTGAAGGTCAATCAGCTGGTCAGATTGCATTCGACGGAAATAACTTATATGTTTCAGTTAGTGCTTATGATGGTGAAACATCAATTTGGAAATACATCCCATGGGGTGGAGGTGGTACTACTCAAGGTTATAACTATGCACATAATCAAGATCCAACCATTGATGGCGGATTATCACTAGATAACGATGATCCAGAACTTGCTACTGTAGCGTATGTATCTGTAAAAGACGTTAATGGCAATGATATTCATCCTTTCTATCAATACGTATTTGATAACAATTTAAACTTCTTGTTAGAAATTATTAGCGCTACTAATCCAGCTAATCGTGCACTATTTAGAGTGACTGGCGTTCAAGAGATGAACGTTGGTGGTGCTGAATATTATGAACTAAATTTAGATAATATCACACACACTACCGGTATGACTATTGGTAGTGGGGTTTGGGATCTACACTTTGACTTTACTGGTACAGCAAATACAGGCAATGTGTCTTTTGATGATGTAAAGATTATTGGATCTGGAACTGCATCAGGCGACGGTAATGGGTATGCAACTTTAGAATTAGTTCCAGACAATAATCTATATGCAAACGGACAATATTTAGTTATTGATCCTACTGCTCCTTCTCATATTCACATTCGTGCTGGTGGTCCACAAGATCAAAGTAATGCAGATTTGTTTTTAGGTGGAGAAAATAATTACGTTAGAGTAAGAGATAATCAAGGTATAAGATTACAAAATCAATACTATACTGATCAATTTTGGTATTATACAGATTCTAATGATTTTACTACCGGTACATGGTATGAAGAGAATGGAAATTACTACGTAGAATTTACCACAACAAATCAGACTATGATCTCAAAATTTTGGGATTTTACTAACGGTGGACAAAACAGACTGATCATAAATCAGAACGATAACGTTGAATACGGAGGATCAGCATCTAATCCATCTGCAGATGTGTATAAAGTACAAGTACTTACTGCACCTCCAACTAGTCCAACAAATTTAACTTCGCTAGAGTTTCAAATATTTGTAACTAATACAAATTATTTACAGATAGAAAATAATGATTTTAGGGTAGATGTTCAAGACGATATTAGAATGTTTGGTCGTGACATCTTTAGATTTGTAAACTATTCAATTGAAGAACCCATTGAAATCACAACAGACTATGATAATCAATCTTGGACTTGGAGGTTTCAACCCGATGGTAGGTTAGATTTTCCAGATGGAGGAGGCTTGAGAGTAAGTAATTTTGTGCCATCTTCTAGCGTTGGAAGTTTAGGTAATAAAGCTGGAATGGTAGTATTTGACACTACACATTTATATTACTGTGTTCAAGATTATGATGGTACAACTAATATTTGGAAACGCGTAGCTTGGTCTAACGATACTTGGTAAAATAAATGTTTGGACAATATTTTTACAATCAGCACCTTAGAAAGTCCGTAGCGGTTTTTGGTACTCTCTTCAACAACATTAATATAGTTAAGAGGGATAACTTAGGAAATATCTTAAGTAATCAGAAAGTACCTTTAGCTTACGGACCTAAGCAAAAGTTCTTAGCGCGTCTATTAGAAGAACCAGATCTATTGGCTCCTGAAGTTGCACTACGTTTGCCGCGCATGTCGTTTGAGATAACATCTGTATCTTATGACACACAAGCCAAGGTAAGTAAGAATATTAAATTGCAAGTGCCTTCTCCACGAGGAGCAAGCACTATTTATACTGGTGCACCATACGTTTTGGGTATGCAGCTAAATATCATTGGTAAGACACAAGATGAAGTTCTACAAATCACTGAACAGATCTTGCCGTACTTTAACCCAGAATATATCGTTACGGTTAAAGAGATACCAGAAATTAATTTAACACGTGATATACCAATCACACTGCAATCTGTCACTATGTCAGATGATTATGAAGGTGAATTTGAAACACGTAGAACGTTGATTTATACATTAGACTTTAATATGAAGATACAGTTCTTTGGACCAATACAGAAAGATGTTGGAGTCATTAAAGATTCTACTGTTAATTTCAGAGATGTTGATAGCTCAGCCAAGATATCTGCTGTCAACACACAGGTGGTACCATTAGGTGCAAACGCTGATGATCCACATACGATTCAACAAACTACAATTGATTATATGAATGATTTTGGTTTTGCAAGTGAGTGAATGGAATGAAAAGTATAGATAATAGTGTAAGCAAGAAAGAAAAGATAGCAGAAGCCCTTTCTAAGAATATGCCGATATCGGCAACACAAGAATCTTCGCAACCGGTCGATGATCTGCAGGTCGACTATGATGTGTCGAGAGAGACATACAAAGAGCTTATTACAAAGGGTAACGAAGCTATTGATCTTATGATGGAGTTAGCGAGAGACTCGCAACATCCACGCGCTTTCGAAGTACTAGCAGGTCTTCTAAAGACACAAGCTGATAATACAGATAAGCTTGCTGACTTGCAGAAAAAAGTACAGAACCTTCGCAGCGGGCCGAAGGGAAAGTCACCATCTCCCGAAAAAATTACTAATAATAATGTATTTGTAGGATCTACTACAGACCTACAACGTTTTATTCTTTCTCAACAGAATAAGAGCGAAGTGATAGATGTCGACATTAACAAGCCTAACGAATAACGAGTTCGGTTACCTTGGTAACCCGTTAGTTAAACGTGACGGCGTCCAACAAACCTTCTCCCAAGACGAACTACAAGAATACATTCGATGTATGAATGATCCTGCGTACTTTGCAGAAAAGTACATTAAGATCATCAACCTCGATAAAGGTCTTGTTCCGTTTGAATTATACCCATATCAGCATGAGATGTTCGATCATTTTAACAATAATCGATTCTCTATTGTACTTGCTTGTCGTCAGTCTGGTAAATCTATTTCATCTGTTGTATACATCTTGTGGTATGCGATCTTTAAACCAGAACAAACGATTGCTATCTTAGCAAACAAAGGTGCAACTGCACAAGAGATGTTAGGTCGTATTACGCTTGCTCTTGAAAACTTACCATTCTTCTTGCAACCTGGTTGTAAGACGCTAAACAAAAAATCGATTGAGTTCTCTAATAACTCTCGTATCGTTGCAGCTGCAACATCAGGTAACTCGATTCGTGGTATGTCAGTTAACTTACTGTTCCTTGACGAATTTGCGTTCGTTGATAATGATGCCACATTCTATACATCTACATATCCAGTAATTACATCAGGTAAGACTACTCGAGTTATTATTACATCAACTGCAAACGGTTTAGGTAATACTTTCCATAAGTTGTGGGAAGGTGCTGTACAAGGTACTAACGAATTCAAAGCCTTTAGAGTTGATTGGTGGGACGTTCCAGGTCGTGATGAGGATTGGAAGCGTCAGACTATTGCTAACACGTCTGAATTGCAGTTCGACCAAGAATTTGGTAATAACTTCCATGGCACTGGTAACACACTGATTAACGCGAATACACTGTTGTCATTGAAAGCAAAACAACCATTATATTCAATGAATAACGTCAATGTCTATGAGACACCCATTAAGAAGTCTAAGGACGAACTAGATTCTAAAGATCATGCATATATTATGATGGTCGACGTATCTAAGGGCAGAGGACAAGACTACTCTACGTTTACTATCATTGATACAACAGTAAAGCCATTTAGACAAGTAGCCACATTTAGGGATAACTTAATATCTCCGTTATTGTTCCCAGATGTCATTTATAAATATGCTAATCTATACAATAAAGCTTTAGTTGTTATTGAGAATAATGATGCAGGTCAAGTCGTATGTAATGGTTTATTCTATGACTTAGAATACGAGAACGTCTATACGTCAAATGGTATTAAAGCTGATGCCATTGGCGTTTATATGGATAGACGTACTAAGAAGATTGGTTGCTCACACATCAAAGACTTAGTAGAGCAACATAAACTAGAGATTGTTGATGCAGAGACGATAGTTGAGATGTCAACCTTTGTAGCAAAGGGTCAGTCATATGAAGCTATGGTCGGCATGCATGACGACTTAATGATGAACTTAGTTTTGTTTGGATGGTTCTCTGCGACTCCAATGTTTAATGAGTCAATCGATGCAACCATGAGACAATACATATATTCACAACAAGCAAAACAAATTGAAGATGATGTACTACCATTTGGATATACAGATGATGGTAGAGAAGAATTAGAAAAAGTACACGTAGATAACGAAGGACAAGTTTGGAGGGAGTTTAACTTCCCTGACCCAGAAAACCCATCATGACATTTGCAACCATACTATTCGCAACAGCATTTTTAATATCAGCAGTCGCTGAGTATTATGCTATTGCTGGATTGGTTGCGATATTTGCGTCTAATCCAGTAGGTGCTATCGTATTGGGTTGTGCGCTTGCTGCTGGTAAACTAGTCGCAGCATCATGGTTATACAGAAACTGGAAAGAAGCACCGAAGTTTTTAAAATATTACTTTACGTCTGCTGTCTTAATCTTGTCATTGATTACCTCTATGGGTATTTTTGGTTATTTGTCTAAAGCACACTTAGAACAAGCTGTGATAATTGGTGGTAATGCTGACCAAGTAAAGTTGATCGATGAAAAAATTAAGACATCAAAAGAAAATATTGAACAATCGCGCAAAGCTCTTAAACAGTTGGATGAGGCAGTGGACCAAACTATGGCACGCTCGACATCAGAAGAGGGTGCTAGTAAGGCAACTGCACTGCGCCGCTCGCAACAAACTGAACGCAAAAGGCTCTTGGCAGCCATCGAAGCCGAGCAGAAAAGACTCAGTGTACTTAATGAAGAGCGTCTACCATTATCAGCTGAACTCAATAAGATAGAAGCTGAAGTAGGACCAATCAAGTATGTAGCTGAACTAGTATATGGCGAGTCTACAAATGAAATGATAGATAAAGCAGTACGCTTAATGATTGTTTTAATCATATTCGTCTTTGATCCATTGGCTATCCTGCTACTGATAGCGGCAAACATGGAAATGAGGAAAAATGCTCCTCCTAAAAGCATTGAAAAAGTAGCACCTATTGATGAGAAGAAAGAGGAAAATGTCATGCAACAGGTTCCTTCTGCATTAACGCCAAGAAAACCGAAGAAGCCTCTTAAACCAAAGAAGCCTATTCCAAGTATACCAAAAAAGAAACCGGTCACTAAGCCAAAGCCAAAGAAAAAGCCTACTGTACCTAAGAAGCCTAGAAAGGCTCCCGCTACACCTAAAAGAAAGAAACCTTCTATAGGCAGCGGGGAAGATGTAGTTCTTGATAATGGAATACAAAACCCAGATGAGTATGTGCAGATCTCCAAGAGCAAGATATATCGCTTTGATGGCTAAAAAGCGCTAACTTATAAATATATGTAGATGTGACTAATTCTTATTATGAAACATATTATGCTCTCAACAATCCATATAACTAAATCGAGGTAGAGAAAAATGGCTTTTCAAGTTTCTCCTGGCGTAGCAATACGCGAAATCGATCTCACAAACGTCGTACCTGCGGTCTCTACTTCAATTGGGGCTACAGTAATTACTGGCGTAAGAGGTCCGATAGAGGAGATTGTAACCGTTACTTCTGAGAAAGAATTAGTAGATAAGTTTGGTGTTCCAAACGCAGATACCGCAGCTTATTTCTTTAATGCTGCAGCTTTCTTAAAATACGGTAACAATCTTAAGGTAGTCCGCGTTGCCGGTACCGGTGCAAAAAATGCAACAGCTGGTACAACAGGTGACGGTGTTGGACTTTTAATCAAGAATACCGATCATTACGAATCAAACTATGGTAATGGCGAAGCTTCTGACGGCGCATTTGCTGCACGTCATGCTGGCGCATTAGGTAATTCTATCACTGTATCTGTAGTAACAAATGCAACTGCATACGACCTTTGGGACTATGCAGACCAGTTCGATTCTGCTCCAACAACTTCTGCTTATACAGCAAATAAAGGTGGTTCTGCAGATGAGATGCACATCATCGTTATCGACCGTGATGGTCTAGTTAGCGGTGTAGAAGGTACAGTACTAGAGAAGTTTGCTTACGTATCACAAGCATCTGATGCTAAGAAATTCGATGGTACTTCAAACTATTACAAAGAAGTTATCAATGCAACATCTAATTACCTATGGTGGTTAGATCATCCAACAGGTTTAACAAATGCTGGTCAAACAGCAAACCGTACATTCACAACACTTGATACAGTCTTCGAAAAAGACTTAGCTGGTGGTGCAAACGGTTCTACAGTTGACGAAGGTGATATTGATACTGGTTTCCAAGTATTCAATGACTCTGAAACTGTTGATGTTAACTTATTGATCGGTGCTCCTACATTAGACGGAGAAGCTGGAGAAACTCAGGCTGCTAACTTACTTGCGGTTGCAGAAAACCGTAAAGACGTTATTGCATTCGTCTCTCCTCCAGTATCAGCAACAGCAGCATCAACAACTCCAAAAGAGGATGTAATTGCTTTCGCTGACACATTAACTTCAACATCATACGGCTTCATCGACTCAACAGCGTTGAAGATCTATGACAAGTATAACGACGTTTATCGTTGGATCCCTGCTTGCGGCCATATGGCTGGTTTATGTGCTAACACAGATAACGTTGCAGACGCTTGGTTCTCACCAGGTGGCTTCACACGTGGTCAGTTGTTGGGAGTAACAAAAGTAGCTTTCAATCCTAAGAAAGCAGAACGTGATGACTTATACAAGAAGCGTGTTAACCCAATCGTATCATTCCCAGGTGAAGGTACAGTATTGTTTGGTGACAAGACTCTTCTAAGCAAGCCATCAGCATTCGATCGTATCAACGTACGTCGTCTATTCATCGTATTGCAAAAAGCAATCTCTACAGCTGCTAAATACCAGTTGTTCGAGCTTAACGATGAGTTTACTCGTGCTATGTTCAGAAACATGACAGAACCATTCCTACGTGAAATTCAAGGTCGTCGTGGTATTACTGACTTTAGAGTTGTTTGTGACGAGACAAACAACACTGGCGAGATCATTGATAGTAACCAATTCGTTGCAGATATCTACATCAAGCCAGCACGTTCAATTAACTTTATTACTCTGAACTTCATCGCTACTCGTACAGGCGTTGACTTTGCAGAGATTGGGGGTTAATCATGGCGGTTCTAGGCGTAGATGATTTTAAAGCCAAACTCGTAGGTGGTGGTGCCCGTCCTAACCTGTTTAAAGCTACAGTAAACTTCCCAGCTTACGCTGGTGGTGATGTAGAGTTAACTTCATTCATGGTTAAAGCAGCACAGTTACCAGCATCTACTATTGGTGCAATTAACGTTCCATTCCGTGGACGTCAAGTAATTATAGCAGGCGATCGTACATTCGAGCCTTGGACAATTACAGTTATCAATGACATCGACTTCAAGGTGCGTAATGCATTTGAGCGTTGGATGAATGGTATTAACCAACACAGCGCTAACACAGGTCTTACAAACCCGGTTGATTATCAAGCTGACATGGAAATTGCTCAGCTTGATAAAGCAGGTAATGAGGTTAAAGTGTATCGCTTCCGTGGTACATTCCCAACTGCTATGTCAGCGATTGAAGTATCATATGAATCAACAGACCAAGTTGAAGAATTTACAGTTGAACTGCAAGTTCAGTACTGGGAATCTGATACAACGTCTTAATTAGAGTTGGTAAATAGGAGAGGGGAGAAATCCTCTCTCCGCTTTGTTATAAGAAAAAGGTAAAAAATGGAATTATTCGGCTTCGAAATATCTCGTAAAAAAGAAGAGAAGGAACAAGAAAGAAAACAATCTTTCGTTGCTCCTGATATCGCTGACGGTGCCACAGTTGTCGCCGAGGGCGGTTATTTTGGTCAGTACGTAGATATCGAGGGTGTTAAGGCTAAAGACGATGCGGACTTAATTAAGAAGTACCGCGAGATATCGCTTTATCCTGAATGCGATGCAGCTATCACGGATATCGTTAATGAAGCTATCGTCGCAGACGATAAAAACAAGATCTTAGACTTGATAACTGACAACTTAACCGATTACAGTGACAAAGTTAAGAAGATCATGAAGGAAGAGTTCAATAATATTGTTGGCTTATTAAAGTTCAACAACAACTCACATGACATATTCCGCAAATGGTACGTTGATGGTAGACTTTACTATCATATGATCATTGATGAAAAGAATCCAAAGAATGGTCTATTAGAGCTTCGTCCTATTGATGCTATTAAGATCAGAAAAGTTAGACAGATCGTTGAAGATAAAGATCCTAAGACTGGTGCAAGACTAGTAAAAGGCTTTAACGAATTCTACGTATATCAAGAAACATTCATGACTGGCGGCTATGGACCTGGCGGTGCAAGCGGCATGGTTAAGAACACACAAGGCCTTAAGATCGCTAAAGACTCGATCTTATACGTACCTTCAGGTATGGTCGATCATACATCTAAGAAGATGTTATCGCACTTATACAAAGCACTAAAGCCAGTAAATCAATTGCGTATGATGGAAGACTCTTTAGTCATCTATCGTATGTCACGTGCACCAGAACGCCGCATATTCTATATCGATGTTGGTAACTTGCCTAAAGGTAAAGCTGAGGCATATCTGCGTGATATCATGGCTCGATATAAAAACAAGATCGTTTACGATGCTACAACTGGTGAGATCCGCGATGATCGTAAACATATGGCCATGTTGGAAGACTTCTGGCTACCACGTCGCGAAGGCGGTAAAGGTACTGAGATTTCTACTTTACCTGGAGGCGAGAACCTTGGTCAGATTGAAGACATCATTTATTTCCAAAAGAAACTATATCGTTCATTGAATGTTCCTATGTCTCGTATGGAGACAGAGACAGGATTCTCGTTAGGTCGCTCAAATGAAATCTCTCGTGATGAATTAAAGTTCAGCAAATTTGTAGGTCGCCTAAGACTAAAATTCTCTGACTTATTCCTTCAAGCATTAAGAACTCAACTTCTTCTAAAAGGTGTTATCACCACAGAAGATTGGGAAAAGATGAAGGAAAGAATTCGTGTTGACTTTAGACACGATAACTATTTCAGTGAGCTTAAAGAAAGCGAAGTATTAAGAGAACGTATGCAGACATTGCAACTTGTTGACCCATTTGTTGGCAAGTATTATTCTCGTGCTTGGATCCGTAAGAACATCCTTCGTCAAACCGATGAAGAGATTGAAGCTATGGATGCAGAGATGGAGCAAGAGCCTCCATCACAAGAAGAACTAGCAGCTATGCAACAGCAGGCTGCAGAAGGTGGAGATCAGGCTCCTGAGGAACCTACTCCAGATAATCCAGCTAACCCATTAGCTGGCGCTTGAAAAGCGTAATATTATAAATATATTGAAAGAGGGCAATGATGAGTGAATTAGCCAATGGTCTACTAGATGCGATTGCATCGGGTGATCAAGAAAAGATGAATGCGGCTTTTAAGACTGCTATGGATGTGAAGATTAATGATAGCCTTCAAGCAAGGAAGATTGAGTTAGCTCAGCGTATTTACGGTGATGCAATAGAACAAGAATCTTCTGATGCTGTTGATGATGCAGAATCTGGCACTGAAGAGACGGTATCATCAAATGATGGATCAGAAGAAGTTTAAATCGTTAAGGGAAGCTAGTTTAGTTGAATACAAAACTAGCGACGGGACCAAAGTTGATGTCAAACAGACAACTAATGGTCTTTTTGCCGTTACCATTAATGACTTAGAAGTAGAATATTTTAGAACAAAGTCAGCAGCAGATGAAGCTGCTAAAGACGCAATAGAGGCAATGGAAAGCGACGAATGAAGTTAATATTAGAACGCATGGAATCCGATATCCAAGTCGTTACTGAAGCAAAGCAGAACGGCACAAAAGACTTCTTTATTGAAGGCATCTTCATGATGGCTGACCAGCCTAATCGCAATAAGCGCGTTTATGAATCAAAGATATTACAACCTGCTGTCGAAAAATATATCGAAGAGCAAGTTAAAACAGGTAGAGCAGTTGGTGAATTAAACCATCCTGATGGTCCAACTATCAACCTAGACAAAGTTTCTCACCGTATCGTAGATCTTCGTATAGAAGGTTCTAACGTGATCGGTAAGGCAAAAATCCTAAACACTCCAATGGGTCAAATCGTAAAAGGTTTACTCGAGGGTGGTGTAAAATTAGGAGTATCATCTCGTGGTATGGGTAGTCTTGAGGAGCGTAACGGTGTAAACTATGTGAAAGATGATTTTCACTTAGCAACCGTCGACATCGTCCAGGACCCTTCTGCACCAGCTGCTTTCGTTAACGGAATCATGGAAGGTGTAGAATGGATTTGGGAAAACGGTGTTTACAAACCCCAAGAAATTGAAAAGATTGAGACTGAAATTAAGAAAACTCCAAAGGCTCAGCTCGCTGAAGCTCAAGTACGTGTTTTCCAACATTTCCTCTCTAAACTTTAACACTAAGGAGTGATTTGAATGTCACAAAAAGATCTGAAAAATGATCAGCTAGACGAAAAGCTTAGTGATGAACAACTCGTTGAAGTTTCTGAGGAACAATTGGCTGAAGGCGATGCAGCAGCATCGATCGCAACTAAAGGAGACGCTAAGTCTGCTAAGTTTGGCCAAGACGCTGACTTCCAAGACGACAAGAAGAAAACTCTTGACGATCTAGGAGCAACAAAGACAGCTGAAGCACCAAAGACTAAATCGGGTATCATCGCAGCTACAGTTGAAAAACTGTCTAGCATGAAAAAAGAAGATCTTCAAGCTATCTACACTCAGTTGTTCGTAGAACAATCTGAAGGTGAAAAAGAAGCTCCAGTTGCGATTGATGTAACAGAAGACCTAAAAGCTTTGGTTGCAGCAGACGCTAACTTATCAGAAGAGTTCAAAGAGAAATCTGAGATCCTCTTCAACGCAGCTTTAACATCACGTGTAGCAGTGGAAACACACAAGCTAGAAGAGCAGTATCAATCTAAATTAGACGAAGAAGTCCAAGCTATTCGTTCAGAACTAGTTGAGAAGATCGATGGTTATCTTAACTATGTTGTTGAACAGTGGATGGAAGAAAATGAACTTGCAGTTGAAACTGGCTTACGTGCCGAAATCGCTGAGAGTTTCATCGACTCCCTAAAACAAGTGTTCGTTGAGCACTATGTTGAAGTCCCAGAAGGTAAGGCTGACCTAGTCGACGGTTTAGCAGAGCAAGTTGCAGAACTTGAAGAGCAATTACAAGCAGCAACTGAGAAATCAGTTAGCCTATCTGCGTCAGTTGAAGAATTGACACGTGATAAGATTGTTCGCGAAGCTACTGAAGGCATGGTTACTACTGAAGCTGAAAAACTAAAGTCTTTAATTGAAGGTATCGACTTCGAAAACGCAGAAGCATTCTCTAAGAAAGTTTCTATTGTTAAAGAAGCTCACTTCAAACCAGCAGCTACTGTTGAGACAGTAACTGAAGAGACTGAAGAGCAAGCAGCAGAAGAGCAGACAACTTCTCCACGCATGTCAGCTTACATGGCTGCCATCTCCCGTACTATTAAGAAATAAAAAGGAAAACATAAAATGTTTTTAGCAGAAAATGCACAGAAAAAATGGGAAGAAGTACTAGATCACCCAGAACTAGCACCAATTAAAGACCCATATCGCCGCGCAGTTACAGCGGTTATTCTTGAGAACCAAGAAAAAGCTCTTGCAGAAGAGCGCGCAGCACAAGGCTACTTAACAGAAGCAGCTCCAACAAACGCAACTGGCGCAAGCATCGCTAACTTCGACCCAATCCTTATCAGCTTGGTTCGTCGTTCTATGCCTAACCTAATCGCTTATGATGTTGCTGGTGTTCAGCCAATGAGCGGCCCAACTGGCTTGATCTTCGCGATGAAGTCACGTTACACATCACAAAGCGGTACAGAAGCTCTTTACAACGAAGCAGATACAGATTTCTCTTCTTCTTCATTCAACGGCGCTTCAGGTACTCCTAAGAACGGCACACACGGTGGTGATCCATCTTCTCTACCAGGTACTGACACAACTGTTAACACAGGCGGTTCAGGTACAGCAGGTACATCAGCAGCTGATACAGTTGAAGACGCATTCGGCGTTGGCGGCGGTATGACAACAGCTGAAGGTGAAGCATTAGGTGACGCATCATCTAACAGCTTTGCTCAAATGGCATTCTCTATCGAGAAAGCAACTGTAACAGCTAAGACACGTGCTCTAAAAGCTGAGTACACAATGGAATTAGCACAAGACCTTAAAGCAGTTCACGGTCTTGACGCTGAGACTGAATTAGCTAACATCCTTTCAGCAGAAATTCTTGCTGAAATTAACCGCGAAGTCATCCGTACTATCAACGTTAAAGCTAAGTTAGGTGCTCAGACAGCTAACATCACTTCAGCTGGTACATTCAACCTAGTTACTGACGCCGACGGCCGTTGGTCAGTTGAAAAGTTCAAAGGTCTTCTAGTTCAGATCGACCGCGAAGCTAACCGTATCGCTAAAGAAACACGTCGTGGTAAAGGTAACTTCATCATCTGTTCATCTGACGTTGCTACAGCATTAGCAGCATCTGGTATGTTAGTATACAACCCAGCTATGTCAGTTGATTTAGCAGTTGATGACACAGGTAACACATTTGCTGGTACATTGAATGGTCGCATCAAGGTCTACATCGACCCATATGCTTCTACTGACTATGTAACAGTTGGTTACCGTGGTACAAACCCATATGACGCTGGTATGTTCTACGCTCCATACGTTCCATTAACAATGGTTCGTGCAGTTGATCAAGGTACATTCCAACCTAAGATCGGTTTCAAAACACGTTATGGCATGATTGCTAACCCATTCAGCAATCCAGGTTCAGCTCCAGTAAACGATACTGGTCTAAACCGTACAAACGTGTACTTCCGTATCTTCAAGGTTGCTGGTTTACTAGACAACGCTTAATCTTACGACATAATAACAATTATAAAGTAAGAGAAAGAGGGACTTCGGTCCCTCTTTTTTTATCTCCTGAAGCATATAAATAGATTATATTTGGAGAGCATTATGCTAAAAACTTATGACATCGGTGCCGCACCTGGCAAGGTAACAAGCAATAAAAACCCATTAGTCGTCTCTGACGGCTTTGCGATGGTGTTTGCTCGTGCACCTAATACAAAATACTTCTTACAGTCTTTCAGTATCCCATCAGTCAGCGTAGGTGAGACAGTAATCGCGCGTGGTAAAAGGAATGCATATGTTCCTGGCGACTTCATCACGTATGATCCGCTAACAATCACTATGTTAGTATCTGAGAACATGGATAACTTTAGAGAGATCTATGAGTGGTTAAATCGTAACATCAATCAAAACCAACAAGATGACAAGTTTGACGACTTAACGATTTATATCTTAACAAGCAAAAATAATCCTAACAAGAAAATATTCTTTAAGAACGTATTCCCAATCTCGATCGGTAACGTGCAGTTCTCTGTGCAAGAAGCAGATGTGGTATACGCAACGGTAGACGTTACATTCAGATACGACTATTTTACTTTTGAGTGATTTTGTGGTATAATGGGTATAATATAACCCGTGAGATTACAGCATGTTAACATTAGAACAAATCCTTGAAGAGTGGAAAAAAGATTGCCAGATCGACGATATCGAATTGGATAAATCTTCGCGTGAAACACCAAAGCTACACGCTAAGTATGTAGAGTTACTATCAACTGCTAAACTACAAAAACATCGCAAAGAGATGGACTTTAAGAAGTTGTTGAAAGACAAGTTCATGTGGTATAACGGTAAGATGGACAAGCAGACGATGGACGACTTAGGTTGGCAATACGATCCATTTGATGGTCTAACTAAACCTATGAAGAGCGACATGGATTATTTCTACGAATCTGATCCACAGATCCAAACTTTGCAAACTCAAATTGAGTACTGGAAAACTGTGATAGATACTTTATCGGAAATAGTTTCCAACATAACGTGGCGTCATCAAACAATATCTAACATGATAAAGTGGAGGCAATTCACCTCCGGTGTATAATGGAAAAAATAGTAGTCAGTAAATTAAACGATGTATTCTTGCGAATTGAATGCGAAGGTGGAACTAGACAAGAACTAGCTGACTACTTTACATTTTATGTTCCAGGTTATAAGTTCATGCCTGCATTTAAGAATAAAATGTGGGATGGCAAGATTAGATTATATGACTTACGTAGTTTAACTCTATATGTTGGTTTATTCGACTACGTTAAAAAATTCTGTGAAGAGCGTGGTTATCAATTAGAGAAAAACTTCTCAGAGCCTATCACAAAGATCAACGAAGAAGATGTTAAGTCTTACGTTGAAAAACACTTAAAACTCCCGTTCGAACCAAGAGATTATCAGTATAGTGCTGTTACTCATGGTCTTCGCAACAAAAGATGCATGCTCATCTCGCCCACTGCATCAGGCAAATCACTCATCATCTACTTACTAATACGACACTACAAGAACCTCGTAAAAGGTGGTCGTATGCTATTAATCGTGCCTACCACATCACTAGTGGAACAGATGTATACTGACTTCTTGCAATATGCACAAAACGATGATAGCTTTGATGAGTCGTTGATGCACAGAATTTATAGCGGTAGAGAAAAAGATACAATGGCTCCTATCGTCATCACTACATGGCAGTCAATCTATAAACTACCTAAAGAATGGTTTGCAGATTTTAGAATGGTTGTAGGTGATGAAGCACATACGTTCCAAGCAAAGTCGTTATCATCTATAATGGAGAAGTTAATCGATTGTCCGTTTAGATTTGGTTTGACTGGTACCCTCGATGGTACACTAACACACAGGTTAGTATTAGAAGGTTTGTTTGGTCCTGTATTCCAAGTTACAACAACTAAAGCACTGATGGATGCAGATCAACTAGCAAAGTTAGACATCAAGTGTTTAGTCATGAAGTATAGTGATGAAGAGTGTAAGAGCGCTAAGGATCTTACGTACTCTGAAGAGATAGACTTTATCATAGCACATGAAAAGCGAAATCGCTTCATAAAGAACTTAGCACTAGACCAAACAGGAAATACACTAGTGTTGTTTAATCGCGTAGAGAAACATGGCAAACCTCTCTTCAAGTTGATACGTGATAATGCTGAAGAAGATCGAAAGATATTTTACGTATCAGGTGAAACAGATGTAACAGACAGAGAGACAGTACGTTCTATTACTGAGAAAGAAAAGAATGCTATCATCGTAGCTTCATTAGGCACGTTCTCTACTGGTATCAATATTAAGAACCTTCATAACATCATATTTGCTTCGCCTTCTAAGTCTCAAATTAAGGTGTTGCAATCTATTGGTCGTGGTCTACGTAAAGCTGATGATGGTAGAGATACTGTCTTATATGACATATCTGATGACTTGCATTGGAAGACTAAGAAGAACTTTACCCTCGTCCATGCTGGAATCCGGATTCAAATATATAATAAAGAGAAGTTCAATTACAAAATACACGAGGTACGTCTTACATGACAGACAATTACATATCTCGAGATATCAGACAGATAAAGCTCGTTAACGGAGAAGAGATCCTAACAGAAGTAATAGGTGAGGATCATGAAGAGATGCTCATTCGTAATCCGTTAAAAGTACACAGAGAACGAGTCAATCTTGGTGACATAGCAAGAGAAGCTAACATGTTTACACGTTGGATGGGGTTCTGTGAAGTGGATGAACATATGATCAAGAAGAACAACATTCTTGTTGAAGCCATCGTCAACGACGCCGTCGCTCTTTACTATAGTCGTATGATGGAGAATGTTGAAGAGGATCACAAACAGCCAATCCAACATTCATCTCAGGCTAAGAACCCTGAGGTAGCACAAACTACTCCTACTCTGCATCTAGACAATGATGAGGAACCTCCAACCTACCATTAAAGGTTATACCTCTGGCCCTGGGGGTAGATAAATTATATCATAAAAATAATCTGTTGTACATAGGCCAGAGTAAAAAAATATTGTACTTTTGTACATTTTTATGTTATAATATAGTATGTGTCCTAATTTTATTTGGAGTGAATGATGTCTGAACCTAAAGCTCGTCCGCATTACGTGGACAACAAGAAGTTCGGCAAGGCATTAGAAGAATACGCAGTAGTAGTTAATAAAGCCAAAGCCGATAACAAACCAATCCCAGTCGTACCAAACTACATAGCTGAATGCTTTCTCAAGATCGCTGAAGGTCTATCTCACAAGGTCAACTTTATCAGATACACGTATCGTGAAGAGATGGTAATGGATGCTGTAGAGAACTGCTTACGCGCTATCACTAACTACAATCCAAACGCAGAGACACGTACAGGTACACAAAACGCATTCTCATACTTTACTCAAATTTGCTTTTTTGCTTTCCTTCGTCGAATAGAAAAAGAGAAAAAACAACAAGATATCAAATTTAAGTTTATTGAGCAGTGCGGTATTGAAGAGTTTATTGCTAGCGTTGAAGGCGATGATACTCACACTGAACAAGCATTTATCGAGACACTTAGAGAGCGTATTGGCAGGATCAAAGAAAAAGATGCTGCTATCAAAGAGTACGCTAAGAAAGTCAAGAAAGATAAATCTCTTGAATTGTTTATGACTGATGATATGGTAGAATACCTTAATGAAAATAGCGATTCTAAATGATACGCATTGTGGTGCCAGAAATTCATCTGACATCTTTATGGATTATCAACAGAAGTTTTACGATGACATCTTTTTTCCATACTTACTAGAAAACAATATTAAGAACATCATCCATTTGGGTGACTATTATGAGCATCGTAAGTATGTTAACTTCAAAGCATTAGAACACAATCGTCGTATCTTCTTAGATAAGTTGCGCGAGTATGGCATGCACATGGATATTATTCCAGGCAACCACGATGTATTCTACAAAAACACAAACGAGTTGTGCTCTCTAAAAGAACTGATGGGACATTATATGGACTGCGTAAAGATCCATATGGAGCCAACAGTTTTACCTTTCGACACACTTCACGTTGGCTTAATTCCATGGATCAACACAGAAAATTATGCTGATACGATGGAGTTTGTGAAGAAGTGCAATGCACCTATCATCGGTGGCCACTTTGAATTTTCTGGCTTTGAGATGTATAAGGGCATACCTAATCCCCATGGAATGGACACATCTGACTTTAATAGGTTCGAGTCAGTGTTATCTGGTCATTTCCACACTAAGTCTTCTAAAGGCAACATCACATATCTTGGCTCGCAGATGGAGTTTACATGGGGTGATTGCGACGATCCAAAGTATTTCCATGTTTTAGACACTACAACAAGAGAACTAACTGCAATCAATAATCCATACACTCTTCACACTAAAGTAGTGTACAACGATGAAAAAATGGATTATAATGAATACGATGTAACAAAATTAGATAATCAGTTTGTAAAAGTCATCGTAGAGAAAAAGACAGACTTCTTTGGGTTTGACAGGTTTATTGATCGTATACAACAACGTCCAATCCATGAACTAAAGATCGCTGAGACGTTTGCAGAGTTCTTAGGTGAAAACGTTAATGACGAAGAAGTGAACGTAGATGACACACAAGTGCTTTTAGATTCTTATGTAGATGCAACAGAATCAGAAGTTGATAAAGAAAAACTAAAGACGCTACTACGCAACTTATATGTAGAGGCTCAGAATACAGAAATCGCATAATGACAGCAGGCATTACTTTTAAATATGTACGTTGGAAAAACTTTCTAAGTACAGGTGATCAATTTACAGAAGTACAACTAGATCGCAATGATAGTACGCTTATCATTGGTGCTAATGGTGCAGGTAAATCAACACTATTAGATGCTCTGTCATTTGGTTTATTCGGCAAACCATATCGTAATATCCTTAAACCTCAGTTACTTAACTCAATTAATAATAAGAACTGTGTTGTTGAAGTAGAGTTTTCAGTTGGCTCAGCAGACTTTAAGATTGTTAGAGGTATTAAACCTAATACGTTCGAGATTTATCAGAACGGCAACCTAATCAATCAAGAAGCCAACTCACGAGATTATCAAGCATTCCTCGAACAAAATGTGCTTAAGCTAAATCACAAGTCGTTCCACCAAGTCGTGGTCATTGGATCTGCCTCTTTTACTCCTTTCATGCAGCTTCCAAGTGGCCAACGAAGAACGATTATTGAGGAACTGCTTGATATCCAGGTTTTTTCTAGGATGAATCAGATCTTGAAGGAGAAGATCGCACGTACAAAGGAACAACTATCAGATGCGAACAACCAACTTGAACTCATTACGGAAAAAATTAGACTACAAAACAAGTATATTTCCGATGTGCAATCACTTGCAAAAGACCAGATTCGTGATAAGCAGGTTACCATCACAAACAACCAGGCTAGCATACGGGATCTACAAGCCTCGAATGCTGAGTTATCAAAGAAGCTGGAGCTACTTGTTCAGCGACAAAAAGATCTCAAAGCAACTACAAATAAAAAGCAAAAGTTGGCCGGATTTGGTCTTAAATTTGAATCTACCCTCAAGACTCTACAAGACAACAGAGCTTTCTTTGTGGAATCTACTAGCTGCCCAACCTGCTCTCAAGAAATTACTCCCGAAACAAGGCAAGAGCACGTGCATCGATGCGATAGTAAGATCGGGGAAATTAACGAAGGTATTGAAAAGCTCAAGACTGAGATCGATACAATATTAGAGCAAGAAACTTCTTTACAAGAAGAGATCGAAAAGTTTCAAGAAGCTCAGATGGATATCGTAGCAAATAATGCATCTATCACAGCTCTACAGAATGCTATCGATAAATTAGAAGAAGAGATACTAAAAATCGAAGGCACAGATGGAGATGTTGGTGCTGCACTAGCAGACTTAAAAGCTTTACAGATTGAGAAAGAAAGATTGTCAGAGCTTAAGCTAGCTTATATCGATCAACAGAACTATAACATGATCGCCAATGAAATGCTTAAAGATACTGGCATCAAGACAAAGATCGTTAAACAATATTTGCCTATCATCAATAAGTTAGTTAATCAGTACTTACAGATCTTAGACTTCTTCGTATTGTTTAATCTAGACGAGTCCTTTAATGAGACGATTAAGTCTCGATATCGTGATGAGTTTACATATACTAGTTTCTCTGAAGGCGAGAAGCAACGTATTGACCTAAGTTTGCTATTTACTTGGCGCCAAATTGCTAAGATGAAGAACTCAGCAAACACAAACCTATTGATCCTTGACGAGACGTTTGATTCTTCACTCGACTCAGATGGTATCGATAACTTGATGAAGATATTAGGATCTGTACAAGATACAAACGTATTTGTTATCTCTCATAAAGGTGACGTGTTAGATTCTAAGTTTAGAAACAAGATTGAATTCGTTAAAGAAAGAAACTTTTCAAGGATAAAAAATGCAGCCACAATTTAAATTAATTCCATATGATGATGCTCTGTTAACTAAACCAGTAGAATATAAAGAGATCGAAGATAAGAAAGCTTTTGCTGAACAATTAGAGAATGCGTGTAGATTCTTTAATGGTATCGGCTTATCAGCTAATCAAGTCGGCATCGATAATCGTGTATTCTCAATATCATTTAAAAACTTCTCTGAGACATTCTTTGATCCTAAGATCGTTGAGTATTCTAAAGATGAAGTACTATTTGAAGAAGGTTGCTTATCTCAACCAGGTGTGTTCATTAATCTAAAGCGTCCTAAATCTATTCGCATCGAGTATACTACTCGCGAAGGTGAAAGGATTACTGCTGACTTTGGTGGTATTACAGCACGCATCATTCAGCATGAATATGATCATATGGAAGGCACTAACTTCTTAAAACTAGCATCTCCGCTTAAGCGTGCATTGGCATTGAAGAAAGCTAAGCAGAAAAAACGCTAATAAAATCATAGGCTTGCAAGGCCTATGTACAGCATGTTATTTCTGTGGTATAATATATACATATTGTCAAGGAGATAACATGCAAGGTGTCCAGCTCGATGCATTATCGATTAATTTCGATCAACAGTCTACACTAGCTCGTCTGCTAGCAAAAGAAAATATCACAGTCATTCATGGTACGTACAAGACCGCTTGGTTTGATCCTGAGCGTCGTGTACTTGCTTTGCCTATTTGGAAAAATAAAGGCAAGGCTGTATATGACTTGCTGACTGGTCACGAAGTTGGACATGCGCTATACACTCCTGCAAAAGGTTGGCATGATGCCGTCGATGATATTGACGGTGCACCTAAAGCATACCTAAACATCTTAGAAGACGTTCGCATCGAGCGCAAGGTTCAAGATCGTTATCCTGGACTTCGCTTCCAATTTCAAAAAGCATACAAACAACTTGCTGAAGATGACTTCTTTGGTCTCAACAAAGGACTAGTTGACCTTAACATGATTAAGGTGATCGATAAGATCAACATCAAAGCAAAGCTTGGACAAAACATCGACGTTGTGTTTGACGACGAAGAGCGTGATTTTTTCCATCGTGCATTTAAAACAGAAACGTTCGAAGACGTGGTAGCTCTTGCCAAAGAGATCTATGAATATCAAAAGTCTCTGCAAGTAGATGCGCCTATGGAAGATATTCCTATCAGCGTCTCATCTAGAGGTGAAGATGACTTCGAAGATGATCAAGAGTTTGAAGAATCTGATGCTGACTATGAGAAGCCAGAAAAATCAACTGAAGAGCCACAAGCTGAACAATCAGAAGCATCAGAAGAAAAACCAGAAGACGGATTGACTGGTACAGGTCGTCGTGATGACGAGATCAAAAAGCAACTTACTGACAAAGATGCTAAGACTGCACCGCAGCCTAAGCAAAAATCTGAAGCAGAAGCTGAACTTGAAGAAGCGCTGACTGATAAAGCTTTCCGCGAGAAAGAAAAAGAACTTCTTGCCGATAACATGGGCGGTACATGTGTGTTCACTATCAACAAGTGCAAACAAAAAGATGTCGTCATTGACTATAAGAAGTATTACAGCACTTGGAATGAGTACTTGGTAAAATACAACACCACCTATGACGAGTGGCACGTTAAGTATATGCACGAAAAGTTGACGGCTGCCGCTGAGAAGTTTAAGAAATTTAAACAAGACACAGAAGTAGCTGCTGCGTATATGGCTAAAGAATTTGAGATGCGCAAAGCTGCATACCAATATTCTCGTTCATCATTGCAAAAGACTGGTATCATCAACACAAATAAGTTGCATGCATACAAGTTTAGCGAAGACATCTTTATGAAGTCAACAAAGCTTGCCAACTATAAGAATCATGGCATGATGCTGTTCATCGACTTCTCTGGATCTATGTCAGATAACATGGGCGCAACCATTCGCCAGACGATCAACTTGGCTGCATTCTGCCGTATGATTAATGTGCCATTTGAAGTCTATGCTTTTAGCACTCGTGTTAAGACTGAAGAGACAGAGCAGACAAAATATTGGGATTTGTACAATGACTCAGAGGTTGTATTGCAGCCCTTTAATCTGTTGAACTTATTGTCGTCTCGCATGACTCGCAAAGAGTTCAATGATGGTATGCAGATGCTTTACAACCTATCGTTGACTTGGGACTCTGAGGTACCTGGCGCATATATTGGTCCATGGAATGAACTGCACAGCACACCTTTGAATACATGCATTGTGTATGCACATGAACTAATTAGCGAATTTAAAGTCAAAAATTCCATAGAAAAGATGACAGCAATGTTCTTGACTGATGGAGAATCTGACTCATTCCAAGTTCGTCAGACTGATCTAGGCAGAGATCACAGTGCAAATAATGATGGATACTCGTTTAGAGGTCGTAAAGCAATCGTACGCTTCCGCAATAAAGGGTTTATGGTTAATTCCATGTATGGTAGCGATGTTACAACAAAACTGCTCAAGTCACTGAAGCAAGATACTGGCAGCAACGTACTTGGTTTCTTCATCAGCGAATACCGTAACCAAGCTGTAGCACGTGCTGCCGAGGCACATGATTGGTCAAAGCGTACAGAACTTAAAAACAAGTACACTAATCAAATGAATAAGAATCGTTGTCTAATCGAAGATGATATTTTTGGGTATGATCGTTATTTTGGTCTATGCACAAAGTATATGGATTTGGCTGAGGACGACTTCGGTGAGCTCGTAGAGGATGGTGCAAGCAAGACCAAGATCAAGACTGCATTTGCTAAGGCAACTAAGTCCCGTAGAGTAAATCGTATCTTGCTGAATGCATTCGTAGATGCAATTGCATGATGGGCATAGCTCGGAAGGGCTATGTACAACGAGTTAAAACTGTGGTATAATAATACCTGTAGTAAGTTATATTATGTGTAACGTGAAAGGTGTCCAAAATGAAGCAAGAGATTAAAACAGCATTTGTCAAAACTTTAGCTGATAAATACCCTGGTCGTTCGGTCTTTGATGTCAAAGAACTCGTCGATCATGCCAACGAGATGGGATTGGGTTACCCTAATTTCATCACTAAACCAGAAAATCGTGTCGGTCGTGGTAAGTACCAAATTCAAATGACTGCATCGGTTATTCCTATGAAAAAAGTAGATGCTCAACCAGAAGTTGTTGAGCAGAAAAAAGTAACTCAAACGGTATTTGATCAATTGAAAATCGAAGTTCCAGAAAAAGATAAATCGTATGTCTCTTGGGGATTTTTCAGAGATGTAAAGCAAATCGTAGAATCTATGGCATTCTATCCGCTTTTCATCGCTGGCCTTTCAGGTAACGGCAAGACGATGATGGTCGAACAGGCTTGCGCACAAACTAAACGCAAGTATGTTCGTGTTAACATCACAGAAGAAAGTGATGAGGATGACTTGATCGGTGGTTTCCGTCTAATTAATGGCGAAACTGTCTGGTGCGATGGTCCTATTCCTCAAGCTATGAAGCAAGGTGCAGTGTGTTTGATCGACGAGATCGATCGAGGTTCAAACAAGCTTATGTGTTTGCAAGCTGTGCTCGAAGGCAAGCCTTTGTATATCAAAAAGACTGGTGAAGTTGTTCGACCAGAGCAAGGCTTCAATATTATTGCTACAGCAAACACAAAAGGTCGTGGCTCTGAAGACGGTCGTTTCACAGGTGCACGTATCCTTGACGAAGCATTCCTCGAGCGATTCGTAGCTACTATGGATCAACCATATCCTACTACAGCAGTTGAGAAGAAGATTATCCTCAATGCAATGGAAGAACACGGTAAGTTGGACGGTGAGTTCGCAGAGAACCTAGTAACTTGGTCAGACATTATTCGCACTACGTACAAAGATGGTGGTGTTGACGACCTAATCTCTACTCGTCGTCTTGTGCATATCGCTCGTACATATGGTATCTTCGGTGATCGTGCCAAAGCAATTGAGTTGTGTATCTCTCGATTTGACGAAGACACACGAGTAGCATTCCTTGATCTGTATACGAAGGTTGATTCTAAAGCAACTTCAACGATTCAAGGCATCGAAGCAACTGAAGTAATTATTGACGAAGCAAAGGACATCGCTCCTTTCTAAAGAACACCTTCGAGGAGGATCCCGCACTCCCTCCTCGGTGATAGGGTGAATTTGAGTGCGATTACGTAATGGAGTACTTTTTAGTATGAAAAGCAAACAAGCACGCCTTCTAAAGGCTTTCCAAAATGGTCAAAACTTTACTGCTGGTCAAATCAGCTCTCGTTTTGGCATCAAGAACGCAACAGCAACTGTTAGCGCTCTTCGCACACAGGGTTATTGCATCTATGCAAACAAATCTGGTGGTATGACTACATATCGCATGGGTCAACCAACACGTGCAATCGTAGCTGCAGGTATTCGTGCACTACGCAACGGTGAATTCGTTGAGTTGACTGCCTAACTTAAAGGCAGCTTGAAGAGAGAGGAGAGATTGGACACCTGCTCCTCTCTCTTCATTTTTATTTGGAGGACTATATTATGAGTAAAGTTTGGGATAGAGTCGTTGAAGACTTGATGAAGTATAGCGATAAACCTGAACAAGTTGAAGTTGATAAACCCTTTTGGCAAAAAGTTTGGAACGTTGTTTTTCCAACATCACAGTGTACGGGAGAGTGCAATCAAGGAAGAAATTGTACATGCAGATCTGTATGTGACTGCTGTGGAACGAGGTTTGTAAATCATGACAACAGATATTAAAAGAAAAAGCAAGATTAAAATCCAGGATGCGCCAGTTCCTGGTAATTTCACAAAACAACAAATTCAAGATGCTATAAAGGCATCGCAGACTGCTACCACGGGTGGCCGTAAATTTGATGGAGGCAAGCTTCGTTATGGCTTGCTTCCGCCTTTAGCGCTAAAGGCAACTACAGAGATCCTAACATTTGGTGCAGAGAAGTATGAACCAGATAATTGGAAATATGTGCCTGATTCTAAGCGTCGATACTTCGATGCCATGCAGAGACATGTTTGGGCATGGAAAGAGGGAGAGCAAAACGATCCCGAAACTGGTAAGAACCATTTAGCACACGCATTATGTTGCCTTATGTTTCTCTATGAACACGACGTAAAATATAGTGTACAAGATGAATAAAACGTGGTATAATAATGTTATATAATTTTACAAGGACTACGCTATGAAACTTTCTGCAGAGACACTCGCTCTCTTAAAAAACTTTGCAAACATCCAGCCAAACTTGATGTTCCGGGCGGGTAATGAAATCAAAACAATTGCTGAAGCTAAGAACATCATCGCTAAAGCAACAATCCCAGAAAATATTCCACAAGACTTTGGTATCTACGATGTCAACGACTTCTTGTCTTCACTAAGTTTGTTTAGTGATCCAACGTTTAAGTTCTCTGGTGATGGTAAGAGCGTAACTCTTGAAGAAGGCAAGTCTTCATTGACTTATTACTTCTCTGATGAAGCTTCGCTTACATATCCACAAAAAGATGTGACTATGCCGCCAACAGATGTGTCATTCACACTTACAGCAGACATCCTTCGCAACCTCCAACGAGCAACATCATTGCTCTCTGTTTCAACCGTAGCTGTTGAAGATGCTGGTAGCGGTATCGTTATTCGTGTACAAGACGCAAAGAACAAGACTTCTAATTCGTATGGTACTGAGGTAGATGGAAATAACAATGGGCACAAGTTTAAATTCCACTTCGATATCTCGAATTTTAAGATTCTTCCGGGAGACTATGACATATCAATCTCTGGTAAACTCATCTCCCATTTCAAACACAAGACCCTCCCAATCGAGTATTGGATTGCTCTTGAAAAATCATCAACATATGAGGCATAATAATGAGATTAACTGATCTACAAGTAGTAGTACAAATCATCGATTTAGCATCTGAGAAAGGCGTATTCAAAGGTGCAGATTTAAAGACTGTTGGCGAAGTGCGTGAACGAATCATTGAGTTCGTAAAAGCTAACTCTAAGCCAGTAGAAGGAACCCCAACAGGAGAAACAAAAGATGAGTCTAATCAACAAGCTCAGTAATCCAGCAGATCGTAAAGGCGTCTACGATGCTATCGTAGAAATCTCTAATTCAATGACACGCATTGAAGCTGAACGAGATCTAATCAGTGAAACATTAAAAGAAGTCAAAGATAAGTATGAGCTTCCTCCAAAGTATGTGCGTACTCTTGCAAAGATCTACCACAAGCAAAACTTCCAGCAAGTCAAAGATGAACAAGCTGAAGTAGAGGAACTATATGAATCCCTTACGTCGTAAGTTTTTAAGCGGCGCGGGAGTTATCGGTGGTTTGGCTGCTGGATTGGGTGCAGCCAAACTTACTGTTGAGGTCGTTGAAAAGAAACAACAAGCAGAAGACATCTCTCACCTAGCACCAGAACCAAATACAACTCTCACGTTGGCTGGTGACAATAGGACCGCTGAAGAAAAAGCAGCTGAAGCTCCTAAAGGTAATGGCAACTTTGTGTTTCATCCGAACCCTCAGATAACTAATCAGGTTTCTCTTGCAGTCGGCAAAGATGATAGACTATGGATCAAAGTAGGCGACTCTTGGAAAAGAGTTTCCATTGACGCTTGATTTGTGGTATAATATAATTTTATGATGGAGTTTTTGAATGCAAGACCAATTTTTGTGGGTAGAAAAGTATCGTCCTAAGAAGATCGCTGATTGTATCCTTCCGAAACAACTCAAAGATACATTTCAACAGATCGTAGATAACGGTGAACTTCCCAACCTGATGTTTACTGGTACAGCTGGTCTTGGCAAGACTACTGTTGCTCGAGCACTATGTGAGCAACTTGGTATCGACTACATCGTTATTAACGGATCTGAAGAAGGTAACATTGACACTCTTCGTACAAAGATCCGGCAATTCGCTTCTACAGTCTCATTGGCTGGTGGATACAAGTGTGTTATCCTAGACGAAGCTGACTATCTAAACCCTCAGTCTACTCAACCAGCTCTTCGTGGTTTCATCGAAGAGTTTGCTAACAACTGTAGATTCATCCTCACATGTAACTTCAAGAATCGTATCATTGAACCACTCCACTCTCGTTGTGGTGTGATTGACTTTAAGTTTGACAAGAAGATGCTTGCTCAACTTTGTGGTCAGTTCATGACTCGTTTGAAGGATATTCTAAACGCGGAATCCATCACATATGAAGAAGCTGTACTCGCTGAACTAATCATGAAGCATGCTCCAGATTGGAGACGTGTTCTTAATGAAGCTCAACGTTATAGTATCAGTGGCGGTATCGATGAAGGTATCTTAGTAACTCTGTCAGACAAGTCTATCAATGACTTGATGTCAGCACTTAAAGCCAAGAACTTCAAAGGAATGCGCGAGTGGGTTGTCAACAACATTGACACAGAACCACACGCAATCTTTAGGAAGGTGTATGATGCTTTGGCTGAGAACCTACAACCTCAGTCCATCCCTCAAGTGATTATTATCCTAGCCGACTATCAGTACAAGAATGCCTTTGTGGCAGACCATGAACTAAACGTGGTAGCTTGTATGACTGAAGTTATGGCAAACGCTGAATTTAAGTGATATAAATAGAGGTATAACACCTCTAAGGTAACACTATGACATTAGAAGAATTCAGAAAAAAAGTCACATATAAAAGCCATGTAAAGAATTACCGTATCTTAGGTAATCCTAAAGCTATGCATTTAGTTTATGATCCGGGATCTTTTAGGATCGTTTGTTTTAGTCCATGGATATCTACTGTTAATACACTAAACGAAACGAAGGTCAACACAGTTGCTAGATATTGGCAAAATTATCAAGGCTACTCAGTTTTGCCAGCAGGTTGTTCAGTCAAACAGGCATATCTGTGCAAATGGGATGATACAACAAATAAATGGGTTTTAACTGAAGATGACTTTAGTGAAGAAGAACTGTATAGCTTTTGTTTGATGATTGAGAAGGCTGCCGTGCTCGACGAGATGTATCAGCGTATCTTGCATTACAGACGTCCTATCATGAATTCTATTCATATGCAAGATGCTGTATATCAACTGAAGTATGATGAAGCTGTAGAAATTAGCAAAGCGAGCGCAGAAGATTTAGATGATCCATGGCAATGGCCTTTAGTTAATGACTACGCTAACTTGCAAAATGTAGACATTAAGACTGCAGCTGAAGAGATCATCTTTAAGAATAAGATTTTTAAAACTAGATTGAGTAACACTGAAACTATTCGTATCAAATACACACGAGAAATAAAGGCTTGTGAAAAATTAGAGGATTTGGACGGAATCATTAATCGATTCTATACAGAAGGCGAAATCTATGGCAGACTCTAAGATTATTTGGTACAACAGTGTCGATATCTTCCACGCTAGAGGAAGCAGTTATAAACAATATATTGATCGTCCTGGATTTAAAACATTCAGGCATATGTTTTCGTTCTTTGCGGCAAACTTTAGCATAACTGATAGAGTATCCAGCGTTAAGTTTCCTATTAAGACAAAGCTTATTGATGAGTGTAAACTACCAGACTTAGTACCAGTAGACTATAGTTTTGATGAACTATGTCAGCATCGCGCAAGGCAATTAATCGACCACGCAAAAAATACCAATAGAAAGTTGGTAATAATGTATAGTGGCGGGGTTGATAGTACACTTATATTGGTTAGTTTACTTAAAGTTGCTACAGATACAGAACTAAAAGAAAATATAATCGTTTTATTAAACGAATATAGCATTGCAGAAAACTATAAATTCTATCACGAACATATCATAAAGAAGTTTAAGATAGAAAGCAGTTACTTATTCCACGCCTTCTTAGGTAATGATAAGTATGTAATGGTTAATGGAGAAGGCGGAGATCAATTATTTGGATCTGCTGTATCTGGTAATATATTCAAATCTAAAGGTGCTGGATTTATTTTCCATGAACCTACTTCCGAAATCATTAGCGGTTTGTTTATGGAACAAATCAAAGATGAAGAAGCTAGTCAAAAGATTACGAACGTACTAAATAAAGTAGTTGCTGCAAGTCCTATAGAAATAAAAACTGTATATCATTATTTTTGGTGGATTAACTTTGCTCTTAAGTGGCAGTCAGTTTATGCCAGATCAGTTGCATACACTGATGCTAAGTATCAATCAACTGTTAAACCAGAAGATAATTATTTCATATTCTTCGGTACACCTGAGATGCAGTTATGGACTATGAATAATACAGACAAGTTAATTAAAGATACTTGGGCAAGTTATAAGTACATATGCAAAGACATCATATATGATTTTAATGGTGACGCAGATTATAGAGATAACAAATTAAAGCTAGGAAGCTTGATTAGTGTTGTTTCTACTAAACCTATTGCAAAAGCTATAGGTCCTGGATGGCAGTTTTACATGAATGAATATCCAGAGAATATTTGGGAAGATGATAACGATTTTATTTGAGGGCTATGTACATGTTGAGTGCAAGAGTGTATAATAAAGAAGAGTTCTGGTTTGTAGACTTTTTAGATACTGCTAGAGAAGGTATAGATGCGGTAGGTGTTTTTAAAAAGAAAGAAGATGCTGAGTATGCTGCCAAAACTTGGGAAAACGACCAAATGCTGGAGAATATGGGCGAAAGCATTGGGCGAAAAGGCTAGTACTAATAATGAAGAGGCAGACAGAGTCGCAATCGTACGTACTCTTATTGTGGCTTCTTATATTATTACAAATATTTTTATTATTGCAGGTGTTATTAGGCATTGGTGATGAATCCATTTGATTATGTAAATGCTATATGTGATAGCAAACAGAATTTGATTGTAGATGAAGCTTCTGAAAAAGCTTATAATCCATTTATGATTAATAGGTCTTTGTCATATCACTATGACACAGTTTTGTTAGCCAACGAGATGAACCAAAGACATCATCTTGACAAAAAGCTTCAAAACGACTTTCTTATAAATACAGTTAGGAAGAAAAAGAGGTTTGCCAAATGGGTTAAGCCTTTATCTTCTGATGATTTGGAAGTCGTCAAAGAGTATTATGGCTACAGCAACGAGAAAGCTCGACAAGCATTACCCTTACTCAATGGCGAACAAATGGGACAATTGAGACAAAGGGTATTCAAAGGTGGAAAATAACGAAAAGAGCGTCGAGTGGACACCAGCATCCATGCTGGAAGTTACGCTAAACGAGCCAGATGACTTCTTAAAAGTAAGAGAGACACTGACACGTATTGGTGTTGCATCTCGCAAAGACAAAAAGCTATATCAGTCTTGTCATATACTACATAAACAGGGCCGATATTTCATAGTACATTTTAAAGAATTATTTGTATTGGATGGCAAACCGTCAACCATTACAGAAAACGATATCCAAAGACGTAACACGATTGCTATCTTGTTATCGGATTGGGGCTTGTTGACTATAAATAATAACGAACAAGCCAAAGATCGTGCTCCTTTAAGACAGATCAAAGTATTGTCATTTAAGGAACGCGATGAGTGGGAACTATGTCCAAAGTATAACATAGGTAACACACGTAAAGAATTCTAAATCCCCAATCGGGATGGGAACTGGCTTTGAGGGTGTGCCAGCACCATAAACACCTCACTCTACGCCTTATGGGTAGAGGACAATTTATTAACTTAACTCGCTTAATAGGAGCTAAAACATGAACGCATTAGTAAAAGACTTTTTCCAAAAACCTTTCGAAGTTTTGAATGTATCTTCAAAAGACTTCGATAAGTTCTTCGTTGGTTTCGATGAACAATTTGACCGTATGGCTAAGTTGTCTCAAGAACTATCTAAGAACATTCCAGCATATCCTCCATTCAATATCAAGAAAGTATCTGACAACAAGTACTCTATCGAGATGGCTGTTGCAGGTTTCTCTCAATCTGATATCGATATTACTCTTGATGGTAATAAGCTTACTATCACTGGTAAGACAAGCGATGATGCTGAGAACGCAGAATTCTTATTCAAAGGAATCGCGAACCGTGCTTTCACACGTACATTTGCATTAGCAGACAAGATCGAAGTCGAATCTGCTGAAATTGTAAATGGTATGTTGAAGGTTGCCTTAGACAAGATGGTAGAAGTTTCATCTGTAAAAAAGATCGAAGTTAAAGATTCTTCAAAGAAGTCCAAGAAAGAATTTTTAGCTGAGGAGAAATAATGAAAAAATTTCTCCGAAACGTTTATCTTGTTATGAAGGGTTTCGGTTACGCACGTGCTGCTGCAAATGCTGCTCGTAACGGCAATCGAGAAAAGGCCGTTCAGCTCATGCAGGAGTACGACAAATGCAAGTAAATAACTGGGTTCCAATGACTGATGATGATTGGGATTGGGTCAACGGTGTTCCACCGAAGACACCACAACCAGTTAAAAACTAATCAGTTCGGGGGGATTTTCCCCCCGTTTTATCTTCTATAAATAAGTTTATGAAAGATAAAACAAATAAAATGCTAACTATGGATTGCGTTCAGCTCGGTGAGTGGCTAATCAAAGCCAGTCAGATGAATGATAAAATCCTAGTGATCATGTTTAACGAAATGAATGGTGACTTCACCATGCAATGGTTAAACGACGTGAAAGAAGTAAATTTATTAATTGAGTATATTATTGAAAAAGGCGGAATAAATGATTAAGTGCTATCAACTCTCAAACGGCCATGATATCATCTGCGATGCAGCGGAAGATCAACACGGCATCAATATTAAAGATCCAGCAGCCATTCACCTAATCCCACAGGGACAAAGTAATTCATTTGGCGTTGGACTCATCCCATTCTTACCATTCGCCGATGGTACAATCAAACTCAGCAAAGATAAAGTCGTTTTAGAATACGAACCTTCTGTTGAGATGCGAAACAATTACAGCAAATTATTTGGAGCAGGAATCCAGATCGCTAATGTTATGCCACGATAGTTTACTTTTTAAACTTGTTGTGGTATAATAATAGTATGGAATTCTATACAAACGTAACTCGCTTCGGCAATCAAATGTTTTATCGCGGCTACAAAGATGGCCGTCGCATACAAACAAAAGTCCCATTCTCGCCAACTCTATTTGTTCCTGTGAAGAACAAGACTGACTATCGTTCTCTCGATGGTCGGTACTTAGAGCGCATGAAGTTCGAAACCATGCGTGAAGCCAAAGACTTCATCAACGATCTTGGCAAAGTGGATAATCTTGACATCTATGGTAACACGAACTATGTTGCTCAGTTCATCACAGAGAAGTTTCCAAATGAGATTCAGTTCGATGCATCTCTAATCAACATCACCACGATCGATATCGAGGTCGCATCTAACGAAGGCTTCCCTGAACCAGAAGAAGCTAAGTATCCAATCATCTCAATCGCCATTAAGAATAACATCGACAACACATTCTACGTGTGGGGTCTTGGTGATTATGATGTGTCTAAGTCTATTATGACAGACAACTTAGTTAAGTATGAGAAGTGTCGCGATGAACATGAGATGCTCATTAAGTTTATTGCCCACTGGGGATCACCGTCTAAAATTCCAGATGTGGTTACTGGTTGGAATATTCGTAACTTCGATATTCCGTATCTAATCAATCGTGCTAGTCGTGTGCTGCATGAAGATACAATCAAGAAGCTTTCTCCATGGGGTAAAGTCGAAGAACGTATCGTAACCATGCAGAAAAAGCAAGTGCAGATGTATGACATCATGGGTATCGCACAGCTTGATTGGATGGATCTATTCAAGAAGTTTGGTTACACATACGGCGCACAAGAATCGTATCGTCTAGATCATATCGCTTATGTTGTGCTTGGTGAACGCAAGCTTGACTATGATGGATCTCTGCACTCGCTATACATTACAGACCACCAAAAATTCATCGACTATAACATTCGCGACGTAGACCTCGTTGATCGTATGGAAGATAAAGTTGGTCTAATCGTATTGTGTTTGACTATTGCATATCGTGCAGGTGTAAACTATAACGATACGTTCGGTACTACAGGCATTTGGGATACACTTATTTATCGTTACCTTACACCACAAGGTATCGTCGTACCTCCAAACAAAGAGTCTATCAAAGAAGCATACGAAGGTGGTTATGTTAAAGAACCTCAATGCGGAGTACACGATTGGGTTGCATCGTTCGACGTAAACTCTCTGTATCCTAACATCATTGTGCAATGGAACATGTCACCAGAAACTATCGTACACGGTAGATTCGATCATCGTGTATCCCCAGATTCGATCTTAGAAGGTTATGTACCAGAAAAGACTGAGTATGGTATCTGTGGTAGCGGTCAGATGTTTAGCAATGAGAAGCAAGGCTTTATGCCAAAGATCATTGAAGAGATGTATGACGAACGTGTCAAGATCAAGAAGCTTATGCTTGCTGCTAAGAAAGAACTCGAAGCATGTGATGAATCGAATAAGCAAGAGATCTATCGTATTGAACGTGATATCGCTCGATATGAAAACCAGCAGACAGCCATTAAACTTCTTCTGAACTCCCTTTATGGTGCACTTGGTAACAAGTACTTTCGTTACTTTACAATGGAGATCGCAGAAGGCATCACGTTATCTGGTCAAGCCATCATTCGTTGGGCTGAAAAGGCAGTAAATGACTATCTTAATAAAGCTCTAAAGAACGAAAGATATAAAGACTATGTCATCGCTATTGATACTGATTCTGTGTATGTTAATCTTGGTGAGATTGTTAAGAGCGTAAAACTTACTGACAAAGACAAGATCACAGACTTCTTAGATAAACTTTGTGGTGAAGCACTAGAGACAGTTCTATCAAAGTCATTCGACCAGCTTGCAGACCAGATGAACTGTTACAAGAAACGCTTAAGTATGAAGCGTGAAGCTATTGCTGATCGTGCTATATGGACTGCTAAGAAGCGTTATATCTTAAACGTATTAGACAACGAAGGTGTTCGTTATGCAAAACCAAAACTCAAAATCATGGGGATTGAAGCAATCAAGTCTTCTACACCGGGCACGTGTCGCGAGGCTTTTGAAGAGTTGTTCAAAGTGCTCATCAGCGGTACGGAAGCTGAGACTCAGGCTTTTATTCAAACTTATCGAGAGAAATTTGACCAACTACCGCCGCAAGATAAAGCATTCCCGCGCGGAGTATCGTCGGTTAAGGACTATCAATCACGCGACACGATCTATAAGAAGGGTACGCCGATAAATTCTCGTGCTGCTATCTTATACAACTATATGTTACAAAAGAATGGACTTAAGACATACACACCAATTAAAGATGGTGATAAGATTAAGTACATCTATTTGTATCCAAACAACCCGATGAAAGAAGACGTCATTGGATTTATCGATGTACTACCACCAGAGTTTAAGCTTGATAAGTATATTGACAACGATAAGCAATTCGAAAAGGCATTCCTAGAACCAGCTAAACTAATCTTAGATGCGATTGGTTGGAAAGCAGAACCAGTAGCCACGCTTGAAGACTTCTTTTCATGATTTACAGCAAGAAAAAAGTGTGGTATAATATTATAGTTAGGAGATTATTATGAGTAAAAATTGGGTACAAGATATTGCAGACATGCATGCAAAATACGGTGTGCATCCTGTAGTAAAAGAATTTGACAGCGAAAAGCTTGAGGCATTCCTTAAGTTTCGTATTGACTTCTTGCAAGAAGAACTTGATGAGATGCGTAAAGCTGTGGTTGATCGACAAGCTCGCAAGATCACATCAGAACAAGCAGCAGATGATACTGTTGATGCCTTGATCGATCTATGTGTGGTTGCTATCGGTACACTCGATGCATTTAATGTCGATTCACATAAAGCTTGGGATCGTGTGCTAGAAGCCAACATGAACAAGAAAGTCGGCATTAAAGAATCTCGACCAAATCCGTTAGGTCTTCCAGATCTAATCAAGCCAGAAGGCTGGACAGCACCAACACACAAGGACAACATCGGTCTATTCAGCAAGACTTATGGCGATAAGTAACCCAGTTGGTCAAATACGATACAATCCCAACACTTTTATGCAAGAAGTATGGGATGGTAAAGATTGGAATCCAATAGATGACGCGAATGTTTTTACTACAATACCAGTTCATACAATGAGTGGTGCAGTTAGTAGTGCATATACGACATCTATCCAACCTTCATCATCAAATGGTACGCTAACTGAAAGTCGCAAAGAAGATCTATACTATTTTCTAAAAGAAAACCTTAGAGTAGCCGAATACCTAAGAGAAGATGGCAAACTTGATTATGTACAACTAGAGATACGCGAAGGAGAAGGTTTCTTATGGGAACCAATTCGACGCATTAAGATTAAACCATGAAATACTCATTGACTGCGTTTGAGTCTATCTTTGACAATAAGACTCATCGCCAAATACATCATGACGACTGGCAATCATTCGAAGACATGCTATATAAGATGTCTAAGATGCCGGGTTACAAGCTTAAAAAGGGCGAGCGCAAAGCACCGAAAGGTCTTAAGGCTTCGCCCTTAATTACTCCAGCAGTTTATGAAGAAGGCAAGACTAGAGCTAACGACAATGTGATCGAGTGGGCTGGTTGGGCTGCTGTAGATGTGGATGATCACAAATTTGAAGGAAACCTACAAGATGAGCTTCATGCAAAGTATGGTAATTATTATTACGTTTGTTATTCCACTTCTAGCAGCACTAGCGATTTACCAAAGTTTCGCCTCGTGTTCCCACTTACGACTTCGGTTAAACAGTCTTCAATCAAACATTTCTGGTATGCACTCAACACAGAGCTCGGATCAATCGGAGATCAGCAGACTAAGGACTTATCTCGGATGTATTACGTTCCTGCAGTGTATCCTAATGCTCATAATTTTATTTTCACTAACACAGGCAGTTTTATTGATCCTAACGCTCTGATGGCAAAACATCCATTTGTAGTTCAACAAAGCGGTGCAGCTACATTTATGGATCGTTTACCAGCAGAAGTACAAAAGAAAGTAACAGCACATAGAGAAGAGTTACTTAAGGCACAAGCTAATTATAACTTTGAATGGTCATCATATAGGGATTGCCCGTTTGTAAACAGGAAGTTAGTCACAGATTATGCTAATATAGCTAATACTGATGGATCTGGTCGTTATGCAATGATTTATAAGATCATGACTTCAATCGCATGTAATGCCATTAAGAAGCGTTATCCAATCACATCATCTCAGATAGCTGAGCTAATTAGGCAACTTGATCGTGACACTTCTCGTAGGTATCAGAAACGACCATTACAAACAGAAGCGGAACGAGCTTTAGAATATGCTTATCGAACTGCAGAAATCTAATTTACAGCAAGAAAAAAATGTGGTATAATATACTATACACTCAAGGAATATAACATGCAAAAACAATACTCTCGTCCATCAGCAAATATCTTGCTCGAAGCAGCAGAAATCCAAGAGAAAAAAGGTCAAGATTACAACAATGCAGTGTCATCTGTTGAACAAGCTGACTATTATCCTCGCGGTGTAACTTCCATCCTCGATATCGTCAATGCAAAATACTTGCGTATGGTATCTGTGCTTGAGACTATGCAAGCTGGTGGCAAAGTTAACTTCGAATCAGTCGAAGACTCAGCACTCGATATGATCAACTATGCATCATTCATCGTAGCTTATATGCGTGGTCAAGTTCCTGGTCAAAAACCAGGTTATGACATCTTCAATCGCAAATCTGATGGCAATCAAGCATTAATGCCATCAGACTTTAAACTAAAAGATAAGGACGTAGAACTAAAATGATTCGTAATAATGTGATGAATATTCGCGAAGAGTTTGTACGCAAGCTTCGTCGCAAAGACTTTGTGCAAGACAAATCTGGTGTTGTTACTATCGAGATCATTAATGCATCATTCTTAGCAGATGATGTGTCTATCTTTGGTACTGTCAATGAAGAGTACATTGCGCGCGAGAAAGAATGGTATCGTTCTATGTCTCTGAACGTTAACGATATTCCTGGTGGACCTCCACAGATCTGGCAACAAGTGGCAGATAAAGATGGATTCATTAACTCTAACTATGGTTGGTGCATCTATTCAGAAGAAAATGGTCATCAGTTTACTAGAGTGTTAGATGAACTCTTGGCATCTCCGTTGTCTCGTCGTGCTACCATGATCTACAATCGACCAAGTATGCATGTCGACTATAATAAGAACGGCATGTCAGACTTTATGTGTACGTATTCAACTCAATACTATCTTCGTGATGGTAAACTCCATGCGTCTGTGTTCATGCGTTCTAATGATGCAGTTTTTGGTTATAAGAATGATTATGCATGGCAGCGTTATGTACAACAAGAACTATTGAATGCAATCAATGGTCGTAAAGGTACAGTGTATGCACTAGGCGATCTCCATTGGAATGCTGGTAGTCTTCATGTGTATGAACGCCACTTCAAATTTGTAGAAGAACTATATGAGCAATTCTAAATGGAATGAGCGCTACATGGCTATGGCCAAAGAAGTAGCTCAGTGGTCTAAAGATCCTAACACTAAGGTTGGTGCCGTAGCAGTAGGATCTAAAGGTCAAATTCTATCACAAGGATTCAATGGTTTTCCACGTGGAATACTTGACAAGCCAGAACGACTAAACGACAGAGAAGTTAAGTATCAGTTTGTTGTACATGCAGAGATGAACGTCATCTATAATGCAACATACTCAGGAGTATCACTTGATGGCGCAAAACTATATGTGTATGGTCTACCTGTTTGTAGTGAGTGTGCTAAAGGAATCATCCAAGTTGGAATCAAAGAAGTGTATGTAGCACAAGAATGTTTAGACCTTCGTCCACATTGGTTCGAATCATTTCAAAAGACGATGGATATGTTTAACGAAGTTGGTATTAAAGTATTTGCAGTATGAAGTCAGTACTAGACTTTTTAGATGGACATGGCAGCTCGAATGAGCTGCTTATTCTTGGTCAGTGCCCTTCATCTAATACTAAACCGTTGAAGAATGGTACCTATGACAGGCTGATGAAATGGTGCAATGAAGTAAACATATCGATGTTTGCATTTCATAACGTTATACCTAATAAGATCAACAGTTATGATATCAATGATGTAGACGAAGATGCTTTATATGAAGCAGTTCAAGGCAAAACAATTGTGATCGCCTTAGGTGGTTTTGTAGAACGTGTATGTAAGAAGTATAAGATTGATTGTTATAAGATCGACCATCCATCTCCAAGGAATCGTAACTTAAACGACCCTAAATATGAAAAGCAGATGTTAAAAAAACTCAAGAAATACTTAGATGACAATAGAAACAACTGAATACTACGACGAATATATCCGCTACTTCAAGCTAGCGCTAGATCAACAGAAAAAATGTAACGTTTCTGATGAACCACCCTATGGTATGTTATCACACGCTGAGTCAGACATGGGTGATGAGTTACTGCATCATGTAGAACTATATGACGTGGTAGAAAGAAAGTATGCTGGATTCTCTCAGATCGTAAATGATTGCTTCTATGGTTGGACAGAAGAACATCCATATTGGAAGAAGATGGAAGCTGGTAAAATCACACGTCAACGAGAAGTAGTTGCAAAGGATTGGACTGGCAAACATAAAGACTTTAAGTTGCCTGAATGGTTGTACGTATTCATCTTGCATAGGGTATGTGGCTCAGCGATTAACTATTCAACCAAGCCATCAGGTTACCACAATACGTTGTTGTTTAATCTACACAAAGCAACTACGATTGAAGGGATGACAGAGATTGTCAACAAACACCCTAAGCCATTCTATACTTCAGTAGGTTATCAGTTTCCTTCGTTTCCAAAACCACCAGAAGGATCGAGTTATAAAAGAGGCGGTGATTACTATCTAACAGAATTTGCACCACGTCTTGCACGTGATCTTGCAGAGTTCTTGGAAAAAGGTGGTAAACGAGATCTACGAGAGATCGGTGATTTTATGTTGAAGTGGAACGTTGACAATGGTCTTCGTCAATACCATTTCCAATATGCAGCAGTAGTTGCAGACATTGCAGATTGGTATCCGCAGTATGTCAATAAAGAATCACCATTTTACTATGGAACGAACGCAGTTGAGTGTATATCTTACTTAGCAAAACCAACTAAGAAGATGAAACCAATCGAGTTCTTGGACAAAGTCATGGAAAAGATTTACGAAGATGTTAAATCATATCCATATAATGCAGAGGATGTATGTTGTGACTTCATCCGTTGGGTAGAAAACTATGTTAGACCCGGTGCAGACTACGATCACTTAGACTTTGATAATGTGTGGTCATCTTGTAAGATTAAAGATCATCCATTTGGTAGACAACAAGCGATGTTGAAGCTTGGATTGGTTAAATCATTTAATGGTATGAAAGCACACCCATCAGATGATGCAGTTATTAAATCAGCAGGTTTAACAGTAGAACAATATAAAGAGTTATGCAAAACGATTTGATGGAATTTATCGCAGAGCCTTATGTGAACATCACATATGAAGGTACCACTGACGTCGCTCTAAAGAACGGCAAACCAACAGAGAGTTGGATGAAAGATTGGACACAAGAACAGCGATTCGAAAAGTTCTTTGAGTGGTGTTCAGCATTCGATAAACGCGAAGATAAATTACTGCGCGAAGACTATCAGATCTTTTCGCATCGTCTCCATTGGCATGAACATCCATTTGTAGATGTGATGCAGCCAATCACAGACAATAAGAAGCGCATATTCTATACGCTTGTATTCTCGTTTAGCAATGAACATTGGGGTACACTCATGTCATTAATGAATGATGGTATTTCTGCTACAAGAGAACGCTTTAAGACAGAACGACATGCACGTAATGATCTATTCCAAATCTACTATCCAAAGGGTACGAACGTTAAGGAATGGTTGATTGATGGTCCAATGAAAGCAGCTGAGGATATCCATACGATCTTAGATGAACCTAAAAAGATGGGTCGTCCATTTACGATGATGGAGTTTGCTAAGCGTTTAGAGACATACTTCAAAGAACATCAAGGATTCAGAAGTCCTCTATATCCATGTAAGAATACTGCTCGATATATGGCATTTGCATATCCACATTTAGTAGATCCTGAATCAGTTCTATTTGGTGGCACAGGTCACTTCGATGGTATGCAACAAGTGTTTGGCGGACAGAACTTAAACGGTAAAGTTAAGTATCACATTGGTCCAAACGGAGAGTTCATTGCAGATAATAAGTGTGGTGAGTTGTGGTTAGAACAGATGCATACATTAGCTAATCATCCACTAAACCCTATGAAAGAGCAGAAGCTAC